TAAGTTTATGTATTGTTTAAATTGCATTTTTTATAAATAAATATTGTGACTATTTTTTTATAATTTTTTTAATCTTTCCGTTCTCGGTTCTAGCAAACCTTGCTTTGGATGTTTCCATGGATGGAATGGCTGTACCAGAATAAGTTTTACCACCATAAACCCAACTTACTTTTTTACCTTTTTTCATATATTTTCTGTATTTTTATGTATATCTATGTACTCGCCACCATGTCGCTCTATGAAGTTAATCATAGATTTTTCGTGAACGTAGGATGTTATTGGTCGACTAGTGCTAAATACTTGATTTTCTAATATCTTACCATAATTGAATATAGTGTTATCATCGTTTTTAGAAACGTAGTAAGGTTTATTTAGATCGCTGTGATTGTATATCATATCTTTATTTTTTATTTAGGCTTGACCCCCATCTGTAATAGACCAATTATATGTATTTATTAAAACATTTCTACCAGATTGTCCAGAACTATTGTATTTTATTGTTCCAGCACTAAATGGTACGTCTTGTTGTAAACTAAGTCGAGACCAATCCCTATAACAGTCGGCTAAGTTTTGTGCTGACATGTTAGATTGTTCCAAAAACATGTGCATGGTAGTAATATTACTTACATCCCAATTATTGAGGGGTTGGTTAAATGCTTGTGCGTTATAAAACATTGTAGTCATATTTTCAACACCACTTACATCCCAATTATTAATGTTCTGGTTAAATAATTTAGCACTTAAAAACGTTTCCTCCATCTGTGTAGCATTGCTAGTATTCCAATTGTTAAGTGGCTGATTAAACGCAAACGCATTAAGAAACATAGCCCTAATATTTGTAACATTGCTTACATCCCAATTGTTTAAAGGTTTATTAAATTGAAATGCACTCGTGAACACAGCGTACATGCTAGTTACATTGCTAGTGTTCCAATTTGTTGTATCTGGATTTGCTAATGAACCACCTCGAAACATACAATCCATAGAGGTTACTTGACTTAGATTTGGTATGTCTGTTGCAGTCACTAACATGTTTTTACATCCAAAAAAAGCACCTTCAAAACTAGACCAAACAATATTACCCCATTGTTTTATATCTTTGACTTTCTCGTCATCTCCAGAATTGTTGAACTTTATTCTGCTAAATCCATTGACTGCCTTGGGAAATATATGCAGATCGTAAACCCCCGCATTTGTAAAGGTTATAGTAGCTTCATCGCTTAAATTATTGAAGGTTTCAATAACATTACCACCTTGTTTGGCTAATATATCATAATCCCCTTCAGCACCTGTGAACTGAAATTGATTATTGTTTGATGTTCCGTTTTTTGTAGAATCAATTTGAATAGTAAGTGTTGGTATTAATCCACCGTCAATTATAGACCAATTATAAGTATTAATTAATATATCCCTACCAACTTGACCCGAACTATTATATTTTGTTGTGCCTGCATGAAACGATATGTTTTGTTTAAGGCTAAGTTGTGACCAATTTTCATAGCATGCTGTTAGGTTCTCTACTGATAGGTTTGCACCCTCCAACATGCTGTCCATACTATTAATGTTATTTATATTCCAATTTCTCATATTTGGATTTGCATTTGTTGCAAACAAAAACATAAAATCCATGCTAGTGCAAATGCCTAAATTGGGTATATCTATTGCATTAACTTCCATATTTTCACAATCAAAAAAAGCTTGTGAAAAAGTAGACCAAAGAATACCACCCCATTGCTTTATATCTGTAATTTTAAGTTTATCCCCACGATTATTAAATTCAATGCGATTAAACCCATTAACCCTTTTTGCTTTTACCTCTAAAATATAAACACCAGAACCGTTGTTAAATGTGATAGTTTCCTCACCAGATAAATCTCTAAAGGTTTGCACTACTATACCGTTCTGTTTTGCTACCACGTCATAATTCCCTTGTGCTCCTGTAAACTGAAATTGGTCTGAATTACTACCAGCTTTTGAGGTGTCTACTTCTATAATAAAGGCGTCTGTATTGCCACCGCCCCCAACAAACCTGTGCTTATTTAGCCCAAGACCCATTCCTAAGTTCATACTAATTTATTTTGTAGGGTAACAAGCTAAGATGCCAACTACCTCTGTGATTTTATAAAAAGAACCAGATATAATATCGCCTTTGTCTAAGTTCCAAGTAAAATCTTTGTCATACTCTCCCATTAGCTTGCAAGCAAAAGAGCTATTGTCTTCACCTGATTTAATAAATGCAAAATTTACTTTAGCATCATTTACTTTAGTAGAGCTATCCTCTCCGGTTAAAAGTTTTACAATTCCGTACTGTCCTGTTGTGGCTTTATGATATACGTCTGGACTTCCTATTGAATTTGGTTTCATTGTGTTTTTTTATTGTAATTAATTATTTTTATGCTGGGTTATAATCATTTAAAGTCCAATTATAAGTGTTAATTAATATACTCCTCGCTGATGCTGTTATCCCGTTCATACTATGCTCTTTTTAGTCTACCAATTACTGCTACTTCATTTGTGTCTACCACTTCTAACTCCACAAAACTGTATTGATCATCTGGTACTGCTAATTCATCAGCTGGAAACCTCAAGGTTACCCCACTTTCCCCCGTTATGGTTACCGTACCTGAACCCCATTGGCTAAGTACAAACTTAGTTCCTATTGGCGTGTTTAACTTAATTACTGCACTTACTGCACTAGAAGAAGTGAATAATGGTGCAACTGTTTTATTACTTGTTTGGAACAAATAGCTAGTTGCTGATGTTTTTGTTTTTACGTTGGTTATTAGGTTTTCTGTTATATGTACATCTCCTTTTAAATATGTATTCTCAATATCGTCGTTTCCTAACACTACTGTATTCGAACCTTCTCCTGTTGCATCGTTTCCGATAACAATTTCATTTGTTGAGTCTTCTTGTTTTGATTTAGTTTGTGATCCTATAAATACACTATCATTGCTGTTTCTGTTTAGTCCTCCAGCACCTATACCAAGAGCGGTGTTATTACTTCCTGTTGTGTTTGAACTTAAAGCACTTACTCCATTAGCGGTGTTAGCACCTCCTGTTGTGTTTGAACTTAAAGCATTTACTCCATTAGCGGTGTTAGCACCTCCTGTTGTGTTTGAACTTAAAGCACTTACTCCATTAGCGGTGTTAGAACCTCCTGTTGTGTTTGCACCTAAAGCACTTACTCCATTAGCGGTATTAGCAAATCCTGTTGTGTTTAAACGTAAAGCATTTACTCCATTAGCGGTGTTAGCACCTCCTGTTGTGTTTGAACTTAAAGCACTTACTCCATTAGCGGTGTTAGCACCTCCTGTTGTGTTTGAACTTAAAGCATTTTTTCCATAAGCAGTGTTACTTTCTATGCCTGCTTTACCACTATTCCAAATAGTCTTATCTATATTATCAAATTCTAGATGTGGTATGGATTTATCATCATTTAAAGCCACTCTAGTTTGTAACTTTCTTAATGCTGTGAAAATTGAATCACTTGATGACAAATTAGAAGACGAGCCAAATGGCGTAAAACTAGTCAGTACTGTAGCTAAAACTCTTGCTACAGTAAAATAAAGATTATTAGAGCCTTCAGTTAAATCATTTGTGCTTGCAATTAATCCATTTGTTATTTGCAAGTAATTTGAGCCAGTCCATCTATACTGCTTATCCGTATCTAAAGTAATGTATATTTTGCCTGTTTCACCTGCACTTGGAAAGCCTGACAAACTAGCAAATTCTAAAATATCATCTACATAAGACGGTAATTGATTTGATGGTACTGTGCCACCAAATAAAGAAGCGTAACCATTTGCAGAACCTTTCTCACTTTTTAATTCATACGGACTTAAATCTTGATCTCCAGTATTTTCTCCGCTTGTTTTAGATAATCTTGTAATGGAAGCGTCTTCGATTAAACTACTTCCGGTTAACTTGCCCACCTTTAGAGCTAAAGCCTCTTTTGCGTCTTCACTTAATGGTTTTTCTAAATCGGAAGTGTTATTAACAGAACCTAATCCTAGGTCGTCCTTAGTAGTTCCGTGAGGGTTGGTTCCATCGTCTAAAACTAATTTACTGTGTAGATTTGGTATAAAATCTAAGGATAATTCATAAATTTGTTCATTCTCAAAGCTAGAAATTAACTCAGAGCTAGTGATAAGTATTTTTACATAATTATTTTCCAGTATAGCCTCTTCTGATAAAAAAGAACTTATATTTTCATTAGATTGAGTTTTAAATAAAATTTCTCTGTCTCCGCTATTTATAAAATCAATTAAAGTTTGAGAATTGTTTTCTTGTAAAAGATTAAGTATATTCAATCTAATTTCAGTAATTTCATTTTCTTCTTCAATTATTGTAAAATAACCAGCTTTTTTTTCATCAATATCTTGCGTATTTCCGTCTGCAAACTTATAGCCACTAACAAACAAGAGTTGACCAGGCAGAATCTCATTTATAATGTCATAGGCACTAAATAAAGAATCTTTATCTTGTATGTCAAATCCATACAAGCATGCTCCTGCTGAGAATACTCTTTTAGTAGCTTTGTTGGCTAAAGGCATAATTATATTTTTAATAGTTTAAAACTATAAAGTAATACAAAAATATAAATTATATCTATACTAAATGAACATTAAACTTATATTTGATATAAATTTTTAGTTTATGAATAAGACAAAATCGAAAATAGTTGGTGTAGCCAAACAAGTTTTAAGTGAGAAAACAATTTCCGTAGTAAAAGAGCATAAGGCTGATGTAAAACTTTCTAGCACAAACGAATACGCTAAGGCTAAATACTCTAGTAAAAACGAAAAACAAAAATTAATCTTTACTTCTGGAAAAGATCTTCTTCAATACAACATTGTAGTTCGGCCATACATACTTCGAAAGCATAGAATAAAAAATAATTTTGAGCTTGATATTTTGCTTTATCTTTTTCCAATACAGTATTTTTCAAGACGAGATTTTAAAGTTTTACCTACAATCAATGAAGGCTATCACTTGACTACTTTAATCGATTTAAATTATATTGAAGTAGTGGTTCATCACCACAAGGGAGCAAATAGTAACCTTTACGGATTAACTGAGCGCGCCAAAAAGATTGTAAAAGACTACTATGAATATTTATCTGGAGAAAAAACAGTCAATCCTTCAAGTTACACAAACCCATTTGCAGATAGTGACGCTAGTAAAGTTGATGGCCTTCGCCAAAAATTACTAAATAAACTCACTAAGCAAACTAAAACACAGCCCAGCTTATTTAGAAAAAGCCTTTACGATTTCTAATAAAAAAAGCCCTTTACATTTCTGCAAAGGGCTTTACCTGTCGGGTAATTAAACTTATAAACCTACATCAGATACAAGCATTATAACATCTTGATCTTCTCTTAAAAATACACACTCGCTTCCACGAACAGTATCGTATTGAGCCGTATTAGAGTTGTATTCAATAACTTGACCTATTTGATAGTATTTTACTTTTGGGCCAACCAATACAATTTCTGCCCTATTTTTTTTCAAGTCAATTTTTTCTGACACTATTATTCCTGACTCAGTTTTTCTATCTGAAGTAATTATCTCAGCTAATATTCGGTTTCCAATTAGTTTCATAAATATCTACTTTGTTAGGTCTACTAAAGTAAGTTCTGTTCTAGGAACAAACCCGTATATCTTTTTACTTTTAACTTCACATACTCTGGCATCGTCTGTAAAAACAATACCATTCATAGCATCAAATAATCCTTTCATTAAATTATCCGTAAGGTCTGGCTTAGTTTCTTTATAAATTTGCTCTCCTGATTCCAAAAGAGCTATCTTTTTTTTACTCCAACTTTTCAAAGGAGCAAATACAAAAAGGACTTCTACACCAACAGCATCATTGTAAGGAACAAATCCTAATGGTATTTGTGATTTAACATCAAAGGCTATATTTCTTTCGTTATCTTTTACTGATTTTTTCTGATAAGATTGAACAAATTGACTTGGCCCTTTACCAGCAATACGAAATCTAGCTGACTGTTTTGATTGTGGTGTTCCCAAAATTTTAAGCTTTATCATTTCCCAGGCTTTATAAATTGAACTTCTTGGCTTCTAAATGATTTAGAATCTTCAAAATACTTCTCAGTAAACTTGGCGAAAAATGGATAGTCTTCTAAGGGTAACTTTGCAACATTGCTAACCAGCTCCTCCATGACTCTCATCATGTTTTGAAGCATCACTGGGTCTACTTTGTAAAGATTATTAAAATGCCTCTCAGCGATTCTCATGGCTTGCTTATTAGATTTGGCTAATAGGTTTCTAAAGTAACCATCTCCAATTTCTTCCGTATCTAAGTCTTCATCTACCTCAATCAATAACTCAGCGATCATGACGTGCTTCAAAACCTTTTGGGTAACATTTAGTATGTGATCTGAATAAACGCTGTCCCACTTAGCTACCTCGTGCTCGTTTACCTGAAGCCACTCCCCGTTAACTAAGCCTTGTCTAATGTTTTTTAAAGAAAAGCTATTCATTTTGTTCTTTTTGCTAACTAAAAAAACAAGGTCTTTACTTCTAGTGTTTTCTGTAATCAAAAATATAGCACCGTTTTTATGCTTGATATAATTGTCTACTCTGTCTTTTGCTGATTTTTCTTCAGTTATATTTTCCTTAGCTTTTTTCATTTGTTTTGTTTGATATGTTGTGTAACAAGAATGACAAAAAAATAAATCACTCTCACCTAATCGAATGCTATCCTCTGAGTCAATAGTATTTTCGCAGTAGTGGCATTGCATTAATCTATCTATTTAGCATTAAACGCCTTACCTTCAAACACTTTTCTAACATTGGCGTGGTAATATTTACCAACGCTTTCTGACGCCATCAATTCAATATGAGTCTCTTTGTTTACCGGGTTGTAAGAATATGCCTTATCTCCGTTTTTGAATCTTACATACAAAGTTTCTGAAGGGCCGTCATAAGCAATCTCCTTAATCTGAGAACTCTTGACTGATTTGAATATTAGTTTAGGCGCTGTCTGCATTGTTTGGTTGATTTATTTGGCTTGTATTAGATTCGTAATGAAAATTAGAAACGTGTTCTTTAGGCTCTATCTTGTGATTTGTGTCAACTAAAAAAAACTCCTTATCAGAGTTGGAAGAAAAATTCCTGAGCACGTCAATGTTTATTTTTAATGCAAGAACAATATTGGATAGCTCATTATAGCTAGAGTTATCTTGATGCATTTTAATAAGCTTATCGATGTTTAGAAATATAGCCTGAGTAGTATTTATCTTGTTTCTATCAGGCTCACTCATTAGCTGTCTATGAATACAGGTTGAATGAAGATTATCCCATAAGTCCTCTACTGTAAAGCTCCTATAGCTGTTTTCTTTCCCAAAGCCATAATCGTACATAAAATGCCTAATAGACTCCTCAGCTCGTTTGCTATCATTAAATCCAAAAGCCATAACACTTATCATGCAATCCACTAAACTTCCGTTGTTGTACATTGAACTTTCTTCTAATCCCAGTACTTTAGCTAATGATTTTGAATGAAGCTCATCATAATTGTATTGAGCTTCCAAAGCATTCATAATCTTAATAAAATTTTGTTTAGTCATGCGTCTTTAAAATTAAGTTGTTGTTTCATTAAAGTTGAATTCCTCTAATTTTTGTCTTTTACTTTTTTCTATCCTATCTTGAGCTATATTAAAATAGGTTTCGTCCTTTTCAATACCTATTCCGTTTCGGTTTAGATTTTTACAAGCCAGCATAGTTGAGCCACTACCCATCGTAAAATCTAAAACCGTCTCGCCTTCTTTGGTGTAGGTTTTTATTAAATATTCCATTAAAGAAACTGGTTTTTGTGTTGGGTGTGATGCTCCTACATTGTGAACACTTGCAAAATTTAAAATTGAATGAGGGTAGTTTGTAAAATCTACTTTAAACTCTTTCTTTCGTGAAGGTCTATTCCCTAAAGTCAAAGATCCACTACCATTAGGTTTAGGTCTTTTGTGTATCTTGTTTATTTTTAATAATCCTTGTGGATAGTAAATCATTCTTTTGTCTTTTAGCTGTGTCTTATGTCCTATTTTAGCATAACTAAAAACGCTTATAATTTCGTGTTTCTTCATAGGCATATTTTTAGAATGCATTAATCCACTAGGTCTACTTTTTAGCCAAACCCAATCGTATTTATAATTCTTAATATTTGACATTCTTAAAGCAGAACTAAAAGGCTCCGACCCAAATAAAACAATAGCCCCGTTAGGTTTAATTATTCGATTAAGTTGCTCCCACATAGGCTCAAAAGGTATTATACTATCCCATTTGCAAGCAGTTGTTCCGTATGGTGGGTCTGTGATAATTGCATCTACCGAAACGCTTTCAATGGTTTTCATCACCTCTAAACAATCTCCAAATCTTAAATCTATCATGGCTATTTTTTATTAATTAGATAAATCGGTTATTCCGATTTATCTTAGTGACGTTCCTTTAAATTTCATAGTTTTAGTTTTAAAACATTGTTGGTTCTGTATTTTCTATTCTCTTTTTACTCATATCTAAATAAACTTTTTTAAGCTCTATGCCTATAAATTTTCTATTTAATTTAATACAAGCTATTGCTGTTGTTCCATATCCTAAAAAACAATCTAGTATTATTTCCCCTTCATTTGTGAAGTTTTTAATAAAATGTTCAGCAACTTCATATTTCATAACCGCCTTATGTTCTTTTGGCATTGATGAATTAACAGATGTTGTAATAATATTTTTAGTATAAGTTTTATTACTTTTTAAAGGCTTATCCCCTAATATTAAAAAATACTCAACGCTATTAGTAATTGCCTTTCCTCCTGCTGGCATTGGGTTTGATTTTTCCCAAATATGAATGTCTACTATTTTATTAGAAAAATGTCCTATAATATTATATACATCTTTTCTATTGTAATAATTAGCCTGTATATTATAAATAACATGATTCTTAGTAACTCGTAAAAGTTCATTTATTACTTTTACATTCATACCAAACCAATCTACATTTACATCGTTAAATTCTTTATACTTATCGTTTCTTTTTCTGTTATAAGGTGGTGAAGTAAAAGAGGTGTCTATGCTTTTATCTTCTAGTGTTTTCATCACCTCTAAACAATCCCCTAATCTTAAATCTATCATGGCTATTTTTTATTAATTAGATAAATCGGTTATTCCGATTTATCTTAGTGACGTTCCTTTAAATTTCATAGTTTTAGTTTTAAAACATTATTAATTGTTGCTGGTGTTGCTTAAGTCTTTTGTTGCCGTCATTAAAATAGTCTGTGTCTAGTTCACAAGTTACCAAGTCAAATCCTAAATTATGACATGCTATATCTAAACTTGCTGAACCTCTGTGAGTGTCAAGTATCTTATTCCCTTCTTTTGCATAGTTCATTAATAACCACTCATAAAGTTTAACAGGTTTTTGAGTTGGGTGTATTCTAACCTCTTTGTTTTTCATGTTTTGTTGCAACATTCCATTCCATCTAAATTTGAAATTTCTTACCGCAGACTTAAAACTAGTATAAGCTAATTCACTATCGGCAAAATCTCCAGTATTATCTTTATCCCAGACTATCCAACAGCTACTATCAAATGGTATTTTACTTATAAAATGATTTGCACCGAATATAATTTGATTTTTAGAAACTCTTTTTAACTCTGTGAAAAAACATACATCGGTAGGTTTTTTATCCCAGTTTTTAGATGCGTATAGAGTAGGTTTTGCTTTTGAAACTCTAGAATGATTTTTAGCACCGTCTTCACCAATACCATAAGGAGGATCAACAATAGCCAAATCAAAGTAATCATCTGGATAACGCGCCATCATAATCATGTTATCTTCGTTTGTTGCTGTTATCATGATTTCTATTTTCTTAGCGATCTTCCTTTAAGTTACGTGTTACCGTTTGATTAAGTATCAATCCAATACAAATCTAATATAAGTTTTCAAAAATACAATATCAAAACCTACTTTTTATTATCCTTGACCTTTTTTGGATCATTCCATATTTACCAAAATATATCGGTAAAGTGACATTGACATAAGCCTCTTTAAGGCCATCAAAAGCTTCTATACTACGAGTATAATTAGGGGTTTCATTATTTTTTTATAACTTTTAAAAATCAGTAACATATATGATAGGAGATGATTAATTAATAGGAGATAATTAATTAGACTAGGTTGATTTAAATTAAGGTTGAACTAATTTTTTCCTCTTTTTTTTATCCTAAAAAACAATTTTGCTTAATCTCGTTTAATGCTAATCTAGTAGAAGTAACTAAAACTACTCATTATCGTTCTTCACGTACTTAGGAGCCTTTAAACTGTAAAACTTATTTACATACCTCGGGTTTAAAATAAACCACCTAGAGTCTAAAGTAGCTACCAAATATTCCAGCTCCACAAACTTTCTAATAGCCTCACAAAATACTGGCCTACTACATATATCGACATACTCATTAGAAACTAAATGAACACACCCACTATTAAATACATTGTCACTTCTCTTTACCCTAGAGATAATTGCCACCATTAATTTAACCTCACTACCACTGCACTCTAATACCAATCCCTCCATCAAAAGATTGCTCATTCCAAACTTACCAGCATTGCTACTATACTTGTAACGCCACTTAATACCATCATAAACCCTATGCCTTTTATCCAGAAAATAATTCTCTATCATATCCATGCATTTTTTTTTCATAATCCAAATATTATCCGTAAGCAAAATGAATTCCTAAATGTAAATTAAATTGACAGTTAGTGTATTTCAATATTCATAAGTGTAAAATAAATTGACAGTTATGACTTTGATTAACTATCTGTAAATCAATTAATCACAATCTTTTTACTGGGCTTAGAAGCATTTCAATATATATTGTTACTATGAAGAAAGTGATTGTGCGCGTTTCTTATTCCCGTACAAAGAAAATATAAATATATTACACTACCAAAATTTCAGTATAAACTACTTATACGATAAGGTTCTGGGGATGGAATACTATATATGCGCAGCCGGGCGCACGAAGGAAAACCCGAATGTTAGACCCACGGGGCCTGATCCTAGTAGTGAAATCTTGAGATTTTCAGCTTTTTTTTGCTAAACTATTTCCTAAATCGTAGCCCTAACTACTACCTAATCTCAACAGGATAACAGCCCAAACCCCTTAAACCCTTGCTATTGCTGGTAAAATTATAATTGTTAGCCTAGTTTTCCCGACATCTTCCCGACAGTATCAAAACCCCTAGTTAATTGTCGAGATCTCGCCAACAAATCTTGAAGGACCTAAACCAAGTTGAAAAGCTTTTGAAGCTGCAACCGTAAAACGTTCACACACTCAGGCGTTCAGTTCAATCCTTTACCTTTCCCCTCCTTCACCTTAAAATTATTTAACCCCTTATATGTTAACATTTATCTTATTATTATATTTTCATCTCAATAAATAAAAATAAACCCTTGTAAACCCTTATAAACAGTACGTTATAAATAAAACTTATAGTTTGACTATAAAAATGTGCAAAATTTCAATGGGTTATAGTATTGTTATACCATTTATAGTGTGTACATTTGTCCACACGATAGAAAGAAGCCCACTATATATAGGGTATGAAATCCAGTAAGTTCATTGACATATTTATTTAATTCTGAGTTAGGGCGGTCCTAAACTGTGATGTACTACGATACATTGATAAAACGGTTAGGGGCTTAGACTTATAAGGAATTAGATAAGACTTAAGACAAGCCTGCAGGACGTAGAGAATATTGCTGCAGGCATCTAACTTAAATAAATTAATTATTATGAATGAATTAGCTAAAAAGATTTGCGAGTACAACGGACAATCAGGAACAACCAAGCAAATAGAAAAATGTATCAAAACATTTTCGGGAAGTCTTGAGCTTATGCAACAATTTGCAAAAGGTAGAATTAAGAACGCCTAAACAACCACTAAACGCTTCGGGCCATTGGTTTGGCCCGAAGTAACTAAATAAATAATCATGAATAAAACTATTAAGTACTACCAACCGACAGTCTATTTTTTGTACTGGAATGATTTTTTTCAATTTTCAACAAATGATAGACAGAAAATAAGGAATTATATTAATGATAATATTTTCAATTCTTCAGTGTATAGAATAGATTCCAATATAGGAGAAAAAAACATAAATCAAAAAACATTTTAAACCCCAAATAAATTAAACACTATGAAAACAGGACCCAACGCGCCATATGACCCTAAAATAATCATAACAGGCACAAACGCGTCAAACAAGAATTTCGCTAAAACCCCTTCAGGATATACCCACACGCCAACGGGCGCAACTCTTGAGATATACCTAAGCAAAGGAGAGGAGGACGACCAAGGGAACATATTAGAACAAAATTTATATCATGTTTTAGATTTTGACGGTGAGCAAATATCATGCGATTATGACGACTATGAGCAAGGCAAACACGCAATTTTGGACCATTACGAAATTGAAGAATAAACAACCAACACGGGAAACAATACCAACCATTTTAAAACTAAAATTATGAAAACAGTAAAAACAGAAGCAAGAATTTTTCTTACTGATTACGCAAGCTATAACAACGGAAGCCAATTTGAGTTTGGCCATTGGGTGGATTTAGGCGATTTCGAAGACGCTGAGGAATTCAGCGAATATATAATCATTCACCTTCAAGAATGCGACGAAAAAAGCCCAATAGATGAATACACTAAGAGAGAGGAGCCAATGTTCACAGATTTTGAAGGTTTTCCGGATTCATTATACAGCGAATCTTTGAGCGTTGATGACCTTCAGAAAATTTTTAATTATATCGATTTGGAATTTCCTGATGAAGATAATTTTGAAGACTGGATTCAATTACACAATGAATTTTGTCAAGAGCATAGCAGCGGAGCCGGAGAAATTTTTGAGAACGACGATGAATTTTTTGATAGGTTTTTCACAAAGCCACAGGACGCTGTGAGAGCTAGTTTCTATGGCGATTATAGATTCATGGATGACTATGTAAAATTCGACGGGTACGGGAACCTTGAAAGCTTTGATACTCACAGACTAGATAGAGCTATTGATCAAAACGAGATTATCAATTGGATATTAGAAAGTCTATAAATTAAAAACAGCCTGCAGGACGTAGAGAATATTGCTGCAGGCATCTAACTAAATAAATTAATTATTATGGGAAATTACACATTAAGCACTTGTGAAAAATTAATAAACAAGTATGTAAACGAATACGACGCATTGCCAGAGGTAGTAAAAACCATTTTAAGCACCTTTGATTATAATAACGATTTATACAAAGAATGTGTAAAGATCGAAACCAAGTTAGCTAGCATAAATTACCAGTGTAATTATGGTTTAAGCGGTGAAATTTATGATGTTAAGCCCCTTGTCAAATTTTCTAAATTCTTTGAGGTTGACGGATATTGGAAGGACGACAAAACAAGCTTCAGAGACGCTTTATTTTCTGTAGATGTTCCAGATATAGAGGCTGAAAAAATCAGCGATACAACCCTAATCAATGGCGTAATGGATTTAGATATTTCTCATTACGGCCTTGACGAATCAGAAATTAAGAGACTAATAGAAGAGGGGGCGGAGAACGATCAACTGGATTTTGTGATCACGGCTTACAAGCCTTTTTTTCCTAAAATAATTACTAGAAACCGTTAGAGCGGTTAAAAATAGGTGTTAAGCTCTAAGCGTGGAGGGTTCGCCCTCCAGTCACATTAATTTTAAAATCACGGGAAATGCACAAAAAATTCAACAAAAAACTTATGGAAAACTTCTTTCATAAACCAAGACGTTACCGGGGTAAAAAGACCCCAGAGAACGACAATTTAGGGAACCTAATGCAAAACTATCATTTCAGTATTGCAATACAGGAGAACAGTTCACAACTCAAGATCCAAGGCTTTATTTTATGGATCAACTAATTTTAAAAAGCAAACCAATGAAAACCTACAAAAAACAAATCAGCCAATATTCACTCAAGAAAAACAAAACTGATATTAATTCTATCAAAATAAAGTGCAGCAAAGATGCCCAGAAATACGCAAGGCAATTTTATTTTGATGATATAGATATTTTCGAAAGCTTTTTTGTCATCATGCTCAATAATGCCAATAATACTATTGGTTATGTGAAAATAAGCCAAGGAGGTATCACAGGCACTTTAGTTGATATTAGAATAGTGGCGAAGTATTGCGTTGATTCTTTGGCCGTATCTTGTATTTTGGTGCATAATCACCCTAGCGGCATAATAAAGCCGAGTCAATCAGATAAGGAAATTACTATTAAGCTAAAAAAAGGACTGGATTTATTAGATGTGAAAATCCTTGATCACATAATTTTGTCACCCAAAGAAGATGAATATTTCAGCTTCGGTGATGAAAATTTAATGTAAAACTATATATTTAATAATCAAAATCAAAAATTAGAAAACATGGGAATTCAAAATTTAAACTTCGAAAAAAACTTTTTTGCAAACGTAGAAATTAAAGATCTTGAAAAATTAGGGTGGGAATTTGATCCTACTTATGAAAGTGTTGCAAATGCAAAGGATATTTCAGAAGAAGAAGCGAAGGCATGGGAAAATGAAAATTATCACGTTCAAATAAAAGTAGATGAAGACGGCAATACTCTATGGAGAACGGTTAACACAATTAAAGGTAATAGTGGAATAGATGAAGGTTCAGACAGTGAAGAAACGGGAGATAATGAGCAAACAATCCTAGATCTTAAAAAACTTCACGAAGAAGGCAAGCTTTGGAATGAGGGAAATTTCATAGTATAATATTATTAACAACCAGCGGAAGCCTAAGAAGCCATACGAGATCGCGACTCGTTCCGCTACTAATTTTAAAACTTAGAAACAATGAAAGTCACATTAAAAGAAGTATTCGAGAGCGGTAGCTGGATAATTACTAAGATTATCCAAGGTAGTGGACAACATAGAATAGATGCCAAGCGTAGATTTCCAATATCGGATAAGAGTAGCTTCTTCAGCGAATGGGGTTCGGCTAAATATTTAGAGCGATTATCTTTTGAAAATTACAGTAAAAAACTCAGCGAATTTAATTGTTATCAATATTAACCATGAAACCAGAAACTAAAAAAGATGTCTTATATTGGAGCATTATTATAATGCTAGGAGCCACAGTGATAATTTTATTATAAAAAAAAGGGGAATGTCAGAAACAGAATATTCGGAAATAGAAAAAAATGATACAGATTTGGTTCAAAAAGTAGCTGCTCTAATAAGAACAAGGCGCGAAGAACTAGGAATGGGTCAAGTCCTTCTCTCACAATTAAGTGGAGTAGAAAGAGGTAATATTAGTAGGCTGGAGAGAGGTAAGCGCCCAGGACTCACCTTTGGTATAATTGTAAAATTATTCACTGCTTTAAAAATTGATTTTGCTGAGATTGACGATTTGTAAATTAAAAAACCCATTAAAAAAAAGGCCCTCCGATTATTCGGTAGGGCCTTTTTTAATGCTCAATAATTTGTTAAGCATGACTTCAATGCGATTTAGCTGTTCAGGAATAACAGATATTTTATTAAAATCTATTAATGCAGGAGGAATTTCGCTCTTTGGCAATGCAATATTTAATAAATTTGCTTGAGCCTGAAGATCACCGCCAGTCAAGAGCACCGGTAGATGTCCAAATTTTAGAAAATTCATGTTTACGTTTGGAAAGGTATTGACGATACGTTCCTTAATTCCCCGACTCAAGCTATTTCTGCCCTTAAGAACATGAGGTATTGTTGATGGTGAATTATAATCTAGCTTTGTGTTAAGGCTATTTGGGTTATAGTCAAGAGCATTAAGTACCTCTTCCAAAATTTGTGCGTCTGTTAATCCCGATTCTTTTTTCATTTTTTCTATTGTTTAGATTTATTCGTATTTAGTGTTCCAGTATTTTTTAAGCTCATCCGCTGACTCAGTTTTTGTTCTTTTGATGTAGTGGAGCATCATATCTTCTTTTGCCCATCCACAAATATTCATGAGGTCCCTATTGGAAATATGCCCGTGTAAATTAGAAACAAAACTTCGCCTACAAATATGAGAACTTACAAGCTTGTATTTCTTGTGAAGACCATAAACTTTTCGCTTATATTTAGTTTTCGAATCTACTAAAACTATCCCTCCTTTGATTTGCTGGTCAATCTCAGCAAGCATACAAATAACTTTGATTTGCTCGTTAAAATGTGGGTCGCTTGTTTTAACTGGAAGATTGCCATGTCTTTTTTTAATTACCTGCTTTACTTGGGGATGAAGAGGAATTGTTACCCATACGCCTGTCTTTTGAGTTTTGATTCTAATATAGTCTCCATCAATATTGCTGATGTCCAGATTTTTATTAAAATCACTGATACGAAGCCCAGTCCATAGTCCAATAATAGCGTTGTCTCTGATGTTATCGAGACTCAGATCATTACTTAGGTCTAAATTGTACACAGCATCAATTTCCTTCTCGTTAAGATATGGGTGATCAATTTCTTCTTGGTTTTTTTCAACGAAAACTCTATCCTGATAAGTTGGATCTGTCTTTATACCTTCGGTTTTAGCTCTTGAGATAAAGAATTTAGCTCTAGCTATCTGCCTTCTAGTAGTATTCGAAGCATAATCTTTGCTAGTCATGAATGTGGTGAATTGATCCAGTATTTCGCTGCCTATGTCTTGAATTTTATGAGCCTTTTGACCTTCGAAAGATTTCCAAATTTTTAAGAAGGATTGGTATTGCATCAAAACACTTCTAGAAATAATTTTATTTTTATCTGTTTTCCATGTAGGAGCCTTATTTTCTATCCACCAAAGTCCAAAATCAGAATAATAAACGTAATGTTTCTCAATTGAAAGACGTTTCTCTTGCTTTGGGCGATTAAAAAATGAGCTCACAGCTTCATTTAACCAATTCTTGTCTATAATGTCACCAAGCATAAAAGAATCGTTGTAAGCCTCTAAAACGCCTATCTTAAGTCTTTCAAATTTAGCCTGCTTTTTTACCCTGTCTGTTATTGACAAGAGGTTTTTGTAATTGGATTTTTTACTATCCCATTTCATAGGATCAATACTTAAATTAGTTGAGCATGTAATATCGAAGCTCCTGCCGCTAATCAATCGAATGTATAATGTTGAAGGGTTTTTAGTACCTCTGATCAGTAGTTTTATTGTTGCCATTTTTCCCGACTTTTTAATAATTATTACTTCCTTATTTCGTCAATCTCGTAACCTGTTATTTCTGTAAATCGACGTTTAATATCTGGTTTCAATTCTCTTTTTTCAAAATCTGAATTCTCAGCATTAATTTTTATTGTTATTGTTATCTCCATTTCTATTTTTAGGTTTTAACGGGTTTAGGTAAATATTCCTTTGCTATATAAGTCATACAAATTTCACTACAAACATCATCGTCTGGCATATTGCCAACAGCTATTATTTCACGGAATCTTAAGCCTCTAATAGTTCTATAACTTTCATACAAAAAGCTGTCTTCTATACAAAAATGATCGTGATTGTGAGATTTTGTTATCATGGTCAAATGTTCTTTAATTAAAAATAGTGTGTTGGAGTTGTAAAAACAACGCCAACACACACAATTAGTTATATAAAACACTAATGTAGTTCTTCAATGGCATCCCATTTTGAGCATACCAGAGATATTCCTTCACCCATCTTTAAACAAATCCAAGCTTTATTTTTATCACCAGACTGTCTGCTCAATTCCTCGTCAGTTAGTGTACAGTATTTAAACTCTTTGTTCATAAATAAGATGCCGTAATCGGTATTATAAAACTTGTGACCTAAAATATTTATTGCACCTATATCATCTATTAAATAAACTGGTTTTGTAAAATAATCAGCTCCGTTACCATGGTTTGATGATGAAACCTTTTTAATTGTTTTTTGTGTTTGCTTACTCATAATATAATTGTTTATTGTTTCCCGACATATTCCCGACACGTTTATCATGCATTGATATGTAATACAGCAAAAGTAGCTATAATAATTATATAAAAATCAATTTGATATAAAAATAAATATAAATAAGGTATAAATCCTAACTCCTTATGGGATTAAATATTGACTTCTAAAACCCCTGATAACACAAGGGTTTTTTGATTTTTATACTTAATTTTCCCGATATCTTCCCGACAAATTATCTTCTCCTTGATCTTTTCATTCCAATCACATTAAACAAGGCAACCACATCTTTAAGATTTATAGTGTAGTCTTCATATAAATTATTTAAACTATGAAGAGTTATTTCTCCATTCTTTATATTGTGATCTTTAATTCTCTTCACAACTATTCCAAGCTCTTTATGGGCAATTACAAAGTCCCAGGCGTTTATATGTAACTTGTTCTGCCAATTCTGATTTTGGATCTCTCTGCATAATAAGATATCCTTATCTAAAATAGCCTCAAAAGGATTTGAATTGTTCATGCTATCCCCCTCAACTTCAAAACAAAAATAATTGCCTTTATATTCTTTCTCGACCTCCCATGGTATTTTTGGTAAATCCTCTATATACTGTGCATCTCCCCATCCATTAATAAAACCTGCTTGCACCCGGCTACCAATTAAGGGAACCATTTTAACTAATTCGAAATCTTTTAAACTTGCTTTTGAATTGTCATTTTCAAAAGCCTCCTTATACATATTGTCAAGTATTTTACTTTTTGTTTTAGGGATCACGCCTCCCTTTTCGTAACTGATTACAGTAATTTTTGAAACTCCAATGTTTTCAGCAAACTCACTCTGAGTCTGTTTTAGAGCTTTTCTGATGTCCTTCACTTGTTTGTTGTCCATAACTTAGATTAATTTTAAATAGCAAAAAAAAAGTATTATATTTTACTTTTTCATATATATAAGGTAAAATAATTTACTACTTTTGACCTATTCTTATATGAACTTATATATAATATTATAAATGTAGTATAAAATTTGATTAATACTAGTAAATATAAAAAAACAATGTTAATTCTTAGAGAGTCGAAAAATATGAGTATTGACCTTAATATTAAATGTTTTCAAAAGATAAGTCCTGTTGCTGATGCCTTAAAATTAACCGATTGGATATTTGCTTTCATATTCATTATATGCCTCATTTACATTGCTTTATATATATATAGGCTGTATTGTACAATGTATAAATCTCCAAAAAAACAATCTAAATGGCTTGAAGATAGGTTTATAGAAGGTGAGGAAAAATAAAATAATAATCAACAAATAAGCGCAAAATATGCAAATTAAACTACAATCGTTACACTTAGTATATTTCAAGGGGTGTAATGACTTCAAAATCAATTTTTTAAACGACATAACTACGGTTCGTGGTGATAATGGGACACGAAAGAGTACAATATTTGACTCCTTCTCATGGTTATTTTTCGGAAAAGACAGCAATAATGCCAGTGATACCAAGTTTAGCATTAAAACGATTAACACAGATACAGGTAAAATAATTCACAGACTAGATCATAGCGTTGAAGGTGTTTTCTTAATAAATGGTGAAAAAACCACAGTCAAAAGACAATTACAAGAGAAGTGGACCAAAAAAAAAGGCGCGTTAGAGAAGGTTTACACGGGGAATGTTACAAATTATTACTGGAATGAGGTTCCTCTTTCTCAGACAGAATATCAAAATAAAATAAATCAATTTATTAGTGAAGACGTTTTTAAACTCATAACCAACCCTTATTCCTTCAATTCACTTAACTGGGAGAGGCAAAGAGAAATACTTACAGAATTAGTTGGTGGCATTTCTGATCAATCTATCGTAAGAGGTAATGTTGATTTTGCGGATTTACTTTCAAAGTTAACCAATAAGACTTTTGACGAGTACAAGAAGCAAATGAAATTCACGCTTAAACGTCTTAAGAGCGATAAAGATGGGATTCCTTCTCGTATTGACGAGCAATTAAGAGGTAGACCGAATCCTTTAGATTTTAAATCTATTGAATCTGAAATTGAGAAAAACCAAAAATCCCTAGAAACACTTGATGAAAACATTTCTCAAGTCAATAAATCCGCTGATGCTCTTCATAAAGAATATGATGGTTTTAGAAAACAGAAGTCTGATCTTAATTTAAAGAATAGCGATATCTTTTTTGAAGTCCAAAAGAAAGTACAACAGAATTTATCAAAACAAGTTAATCCTGGTGATGCCGTTATTTTAAAAATAAATGACAATAATCTGAATATTGAAAAATTTGACAGAGTTATTGTGAAATTGGAAAATCAAATTGAATTAGACAAAGCTTCTATTGAAACAGTCATTGCGAAAAGAAAAGTCAAATCAAATGAATGGGATCAAGAAAACGCCTTAGAATTAAAGTTTGAAGATGGTGATTTTGCTTGTCCAACGTGTAAAAGATCTTTAGAGGTCGAGAACCAGGAAACCGAGAGAGAGAAAATGCACTTGGATTTCATTAAGGACAAGCAAAGTGCTATCGCTTCTATTAACAGAGAGGGTTTAGCTCTTAAGAATCAACAGGAAACTCTTCAAATTGACATAGATCAAACTGAAAAGAGAATTGTAGATGGCAAAAAAGCCTTAAAAAGCCTTAAAAACACTGCAATAAATCTTCAATGTGAATTAGAAGTAATAGAAAGCAATTCCACTCCTGCTCCAGACAAAGACGAGGAAGTTAAAAATCTTATTGATGTTCATGCAGAATACAACGGTAATTTAAAAATTATTGCTGCGCTGGATGAATCATTATTAGACCAAAAAGATGTTGACGTCTCTTCTCATAAGGAAACTAGAAATCAAGTATTACAAACTATTAACTACCTTAAAATAAGCCTTAGCCAAAGAGCTAAAATAGCAGAAATAGATAATCGTGTTGCAGAGCTTGAAGATGAGGAAAAAGAAAATTCTCAACTTATTGCTTCAGCCGAAAAAGAACTTCACACTATTCAAGAGTTTGAAATTGCTAGAATGACACTCACAGAAGGTATAATCAACGACAAGTTTGAGAAAGTAAAATTTAAAATGTTCACTGAATTGGTGGACGGAACAAAAGTTCCTTCTTGTTTATGCTTATTCAAAGGAGTTCCTTTTCATTCAGTAAACTCAGCAGGACAAATTGAAGCTGGATTGGATATTATAAACACATTGTGTGATTACTACAACACTCAGTCCGTGATCTTCATTGATGGCGCTGAGAGCATTACGGAAATACCAAGTACAAAAAGTCAACAAATTCGCCTTCTCGTAGAGAAAGGCACTAACCCCTTAGTAGTAGAATAAATATGGAAGTAAAAATTAATGAATTGAGAGATTTCTGTTTTAATCAGTCAAAGGAAGCTGGATGGCACACCAATTTGGAAACGGGAGAACTATTAGACAGAAATAAAGGTGAAATGCTTTGCCTTGTGCATAGTGAAATTTCAGAAGCAATGGAAGGTGAACGTAAAAACCTAATGGATGATCATTTGCCAGAGAGACCAATGGCAGAAGTGGAGCTTGCAGATGCAGTAATTCGAATTATGGATTATGCAGGCCGATTTAATTATGACATAGGAGGAGCTATAATAGATAAGCTTACTTACAACAGATTAAGACCTGATCACAAAATAGAAAATCGATTAAAAGAAACTGGTAAGAAATTTTAATAAGAGAATATGACTTACGAAGATTTAATCACAGTAGAAGAGGAAACTAAAAGATTTCTAAAAAAACTAGATGCAGCGAAGACTCGTATAGAGAATGATTGCTATGCATTAATGTCAGGAACCAAAGAAACTGGGGCAGTCAAGAGAGATGCACTAGACTTAAAAATGGAATTAACAAAAATCACTCAATACTAAATAACTATGGCCACAGAAACAAAAAAAACAAGTACAGAAGTTATAAAGGCTTCAAAAAAACAGTCTGAAATTACAAATATTGTACTTAAAAGAGTTGAAGCTTTTCAAAAATCTGGAGAGTTAAGACTTCCCAAGAATTACAGCCCTGAAAATGCTTTAAAAGCAGCTCAGTTATTATTGTCAGAGCAAAAAGATAGAAACGGTAAATCTGTTCTAGAGTCTTGTACTCGAACAAGTATTGCAAGTGCTTTGCTTAAAACAGTTGTCTGGGGATTGGCTCCACATAAAGGACAGGTTTATTACATTCCATACGGATCTAAGCTAGAGTGTAGTATCTCATATACTGGAAATATTGCGATTGCTAAGCGTTATGGTAATTTAAAAAGCATAAAGGCAAATTGCATTATGGAAGGTGATGACTTCGAATTTGAAATTGATAGCAAAACAGGGCTAAGAAAAATAATTAAGCACTCCCAAACTTTGGAAAGTGTTGGAAGTGAAGTCATAAGAGGAGCTTATGCAATTATTGAATTGAACGATGGAACTTTTGATGTTGAGATTATGAGTTTTTCACAGATACAAAAGTCTTGGCAACAAGGAGCCACAAAGGGAGATAGCCCAGCTCATAGAAAGTTTGCTGATCAAATGTCGCTAAAAACAGTCTTGAATAGGGCTTGTAAACTTCTTATAAGAACAAGTGACGATCAAGTTTTATACGAAGATGATGATAATAAGGACTTGGACCGAACCAAAGAGGACGTAAACCAAGAAATTAAGGACAATGCTAATCAAGATTTTATTGACATTGATTTTGAAGAGGAAGAAACTGAAATCACACCAGATCCTACTGAAGAAAAAACTCAACATGATGCTGATAATCAATTAGAAAGTAAAGAAAAATTATTTTAATCTATGGAACTAAAAGTTATCGGCTCTGGAAGTCAAGGCAATTCCTACATCTTAACTAATGGTACAAACGTATTGTTAATTGAACTTGGAGTGAATTTCAAACGCATCAAAAAAGCATTAGATTTTAATATATTGAATGTAGATGGGGCCTTAGTGTCCCACATACATTCTGATCACTCTAAAGCTATCAAAGATGCGATTGAATGTGGAATTGACGTTTACTCTGGAGCTGAAACTATTGAAGCAACAGGCTTAAAAAATCACAGGCTAAAAATCGTAAAGGCAAAAAAATCCTACACGATAGGCTCCTTTAAAGTGATGCCATTCGAATTACGTCATGACGTTGCTTGCTTTGGATTCATAATTAAGCACCAGGACTGCGGTAACGTTGTTTTTATTACAGATACTTATTATTCCCCATTTAGATTTAAAGACGTCAACCAGTGGATTATTGAGGCTAATTACAGTCAAAGCATACTAGATGGAAAGGAGGGTTACGGCAATCAAAATGATTTTCTGAGAAATAGAGTAATAAGCAGCCATTTATCCATTGAAAATTGCTCAAGCTTATTAGATGCAAACGATTTAAGCACCACAAACAATATTGTGCTTACTCATTTATCAGACAGAAATAGTAATGCGACTGAGTTTAAGGAAACAATACAAAATCAAACCGGTAAAACTGTAAGTGTAGCAGAAACCGGACTAACAATAAATTTTAAAAAAAGACCTTTTTAATGTTACAAATAAAAGCGAGCGATTTAGTAGAAATTGATGAAGAGTTTATAAATCGAGTTTCCAATCGACTTAAGGAAATTCAAGATAAAAAAGAATTAGAAAACCCCTACTATTCAACAAATGAGGTCGGTGAAATTTTGAAAGTAACAAGACTTACGGTGGTGAGGTATATAAACTCGTATTTAAATCCTAACAAATACCCACTAACACAGAGATTAAAAGCTGTAAAAGCTGGAAAGTCTTGGTTAATTAGAAAATCAGACTTAGAAATTTACCTTAGAAATCCAAAAAATCCAGATTATAATGAGCAAAAATAGATTCCTCATAATTAACGAACTGAATACTGAAATAATTAATAAGCTAGAATCATTAGGATTTAATAAACTTCCAAATTGTTTGAGTAAACCTTATGCAAATTTGAAAAAGACTATAGTTGACATAGAGGTTAAAACGTTCTGGTGTCTTGACAAAGTGTGTTTTGAAAACTCAATAGTTACTATAAAAAACCAATTCCAAGAAAATATATTACAATTGAATATTAATGATTTAGCTGTTAATATGGAAATACAAGAAGCAACGGAAATATTAAAAAATCACAATGAGTGGCGAAGATTTCAAGCGGTAAACGATATGCCAACGGAATCAGATCCTAAAATGTGTAAACCTAGAGATTTAGGGATAGCTATTGATACGGTAGTAAGTCATTTTGAAAAGAAATAAACCATATTCCTGATGTCAGGAACTTGGTAAAAACCCAATAAACCAATGGAAATAAAAGGAACATTAAAAGTAGTAGGAGAAACGAAATCTTATGGAGGAAATGGATTTCAAAAACGTGAAATCGTAGTTACTATAGATGATAAATTTCCCCAAGACATACTTATAGAATTCGTAAAAGATAAATGCCAAATATTAGATAATTACGCAGAAGGGCAACAAGTTGTTGTTGGCGTAAATCTTAAAGGCAGAGAGTGGGAAAGTCCTCAAGGAGAGATCAAGTATTTCAATAGTATTGAAGGTTGGAGGATAGGATTACAAGAAGGCCAACAAAAACCTACTCCACAGCCCTATAAAGAGCCAGAGTACCCCAACGAACCTAATTTACCAATAGATGAGGAAGAGGAAGATGATCTTCCCTTTTAAAATGATGTAAAAACAGTATAATTAAATTATTAATTTCAAAAAGCAATGAGATGAATTATAAATGCAAACAAGATCCCTTTTTTATGATAGTACCGCATCTTTCGATTCCTAATGTTCATTTTATATTTAGAAAGCTAAGCCCCACAGCATATTTAGAGATAGAATTTGAAATTAAAAATAGATTGATATACACGGATAGTAGGTTGACGGATTCTGAAAATAAATTTATTTCAAAAAATTTGATTTAATTATTATACTAAAGTCTTACTATATTATATTTTATTTATATATTTGATTTAGCAAGAGATCAAAATAAAAAATATTTATCAGGGGTAAAACCCGAATAATCGCTCGTACTCCTCCTCTTGATCTCTTGCCGGATTCAAAAAAAGTACGGGCTTTTTTGGTTTTGAATATTAACGGAACCTCGCAATACTAAGTTTATTATTCCTAGTAAAATAACATAGGTTTTAAAAAAAATAGCATGAAGACTAACGTAGTAATGAAGAGGGAAAAGTAGAACCAAGTTTTCTTGTTTCTACAACTAAGGCTACATAAAGACCTTTAATGAACTCCAAGAACAACTTAGAGTTTTATACAGAAATAAGTATAATAAAATATCAGCATAATGAGCAAAGGATGGATAAAGCTTCACAGAAACCTAATTGATTGGGAATGGTATGATGACATAAATGCTAGAGTATTATTAATACATCTTCTCCTTTCAGTCAATTACGAGGATAAAAAATGGAAGGGAAATTTAGTCGAAAAAGGAACAATGGTTCTTAGCTGGAGCACACTTTCTTCAGGTTGTGGCCTTTCAGTCAAGAAATGTAGGACTGCTATGAGTAAACTAGAAGATAGCGGTGAAGTGACAAGGTTAGCGACAAGCAAATTTCAGGTGGTAAGGCTAGTAAAATGGGATAAACTACAACAAATAGATGAGGCAGAGGGCAAGCCAGTAGACAAGCAAACGGACAAGCTGAGGGCAGACAAAGGGCAGGCTGAGGGCAGACAAAGGGCAACAACTAAAGAAACTAATAAACTAAAGAATATAAGAAGTAAAGAAACTAAGAATATTCTTTTGTCCGAAGTAAAAACTTCGGACTTAGTGGATTTAGAGATTACATATTTTGAAATAGCAAAAGCGTTTAAAGAATTATTTATTAAAAATATTTCAGAAAACGGAGGTTCAAATCAAAACCAAAAAAACGCTAAGTACAAAAATTACACAGAGCCAATCCGATTGATGATGGAGAAAGATGGAGTGACCAGAGATCAAATAATAAAAGTTTGGAAATTCTTAGGCAGCCAAGAAGGAGATTTTTGGAAATCTAATATTCTATCAACCCAAAAATTAAGAGAAAAATTTTCACAATTAATAATAAAAGCTAATCAAAATGAAAACAGGGATAACAGCAAAAAGTTCGGAAATCAATCAAGTGTCAAAGGAACGTTCAGCATTATTGATTCGCTCGTTAGCGACTAATGATTTTGATTGTTTTTTAGAAATGGAAAGAAGCACTACAGTTGCCGAAGCTATTTCAGGAAGTTCTTTAAAAAGCCTTATTAAATCAATTAGCAGAAGAGATGTTATTAAATCAATTTCATTTCTTATAAATCGCTTTAATGAAAACTTTAATGCTAGTGGAAAGTTTACTGATATGCAAATCGCAACAGTATCAATGGATTTATTCGACATATTCCAATTTGAATCTCTAGAAGACGTGATGCTGATGTTTAAATACGCTCGTCAAGGCAAAATTGGAGACGGAAAGGATTTTAAGCTTGATAGCCAGACGATATTTCATAAATGGGTGCCAGAGTACCTTGAGCTTAAAGCAAGCGAAAGAGAGCTATCTCACAACAAGAAAAAGGGGGAATTGTCGGGAATGTCAAACTTTAATTGGGATAAAGAAAACTTAGACAAGTTTGAGGTTTCTGAAAAAGAACAGTTAGCTGGTAAAAACTTTGGAAGCCGGGTAAAAGAAATATTTACTACTGAGCACCTTGAAAAACCAAAACTAGATCAAGTTCTTAAGCCTGATTTTTACGAAAGAGCCAAAGCTGATGTTGTAAACCAAAGCACCAAAAACTTACAAGTTTATCTAAATGCTGAAAAGAAGTCGGTCGTACCGGATGAATCAATGATTAAAATTGTTGAAACAGAATTGAAATCTAGAAAATGAAAAAACTATTTAAAATATTATATAAAGAATTACAAAAATGGGGAGAGGCTGCTGTCTGGGCTAAAAGAAATTAAAAAAAGGGAAGGGGAAAACTTTATAGAGTATTCAATAAATTAAAATTACAATCATGAAAACAGAAAAATTAGAACACATCAAAATACTTTTATTGCAGGGTGCAAAACTTATGGATATAACAAGAGATCTTAACACTTGCTCTAATACGATTCATAAAGTAATAAAAGATAATGGCTTAGAAGCCTTCAGGAAGCAGGTAACAAGAGATTTTAAAGTAAAGAACGCAACTAAACAACACACTAAGGCAATGCAACATAAGATAGAGCAAGGTCTTAAAAGATTAAATCGTGAAACATTAGGTAACCAAGTAGATAAGCAAAAAAGGCTTGACGAAAAAGTTCAAGCCCTTAATTATAAAAATTGTAGCGATTATATCTCACAGCATGGAGCTATGAGCTTTAGAAATAACATATTAAGAAAGTAATTAATAACTGCAAACTATGAGCTACGAAGACGAAACATTAATAAGACTTAGACGACAATATTCAAAAGATGAAACAGTCGCAGCGCTAAGCAAAAAGCTATCAGAAGCAGGCGTAAAAAATGGAATGTTACAAAGCGAGATAGACGAACTTAAGTATTTACTGCAAGAGTCCGACAACTTACTTAAGCTAAGCAATAAAGAAAATAAGAAGCTTAAAAATAAGATAGATGAGGCAGGCGAAAATTTTGAAGAGACTTTGTTATGTAAATTACAAAAAGGTAAAATTAAAAATTATGAAGAAAATTTTGAACGTAAAAAGATTGAAAACAAAAAGCTACGCAGAAAAATAACTGACTTAAATTCAGAAATACTAACTTTAAAATAGAAGCTATTGAATGGTTTATTTATCTTTCTTAATCTTATCCATAAGCTTGGTATATTCCTCAATAGTTTCATCGTCAAAAATATTCATTTTTAGCATTTGATCGAACACCTTATCATTTTTGGCTGATCCGTCAAAAACATTACCGTAATATTGAACAATTTTTAAAGCACGAGCCTCACGATCATTCTCAAAGGCAAGTCCAATAACGTAACGGTCAATATCTTTGTATTTAGCAATACTTTTTATCTTGCTCTCAACCCTCTCAAGCTCTTTTGGAGCATATCCTTTTAAAGCTTCTATAAATGCAGGAACAGAAATTTCGTCATTATAGAAGCTACTTGCTAACGCCTCTACGTCAATTTCTCGATAGGCGTTTTCTATTTTGATATTTTTCAGATCACTTTGTATCGGTCTTAATCTATTTACTTGTCTGTTAAATACACTTGTATGGCTTATGAGTCGTTTATTAAAAGATTTTAGTAAATCGTTTCCTAAGTCAGATCCAATTTTACTAATGTCTTTATCATCAGTTGCAGCGGCATCTGCTCCAGCATATAATCCTCCAATAAAAGGATTTGTGCTTGGCGTAGTAATTAAGCTTTCAATAGATCCTTTTAATCTGGAAGGAGATAAATGAGTACTACGCCCTATCTGTTTGTAAAAACCATCTATGTTTTTATCTTTTGCACCTTCCATTTCTGGTATGTCTTGGTTTTGATCAAAAGTTAAAGGTTGATTTCTATAAAAATCATATCCAGTAGTATAAGTCAATGCGGCTTTTGCGGTAGGTATTTTAGCAAGGTTAGCAGTTAAAGAAGTTATATCAATTGGTATAATATTGTTTTGAATTGCGGTCCATGCTTCAGCGTAATTTATTTTAGAATCCTTACGCTCTTTACCAACAATTTGATTTATTAATTGCGTGTAAACATTATCAGCAATATTAAGAATAGGAGCTAATTGCTGATTTTTTGCAATTTTCCAGATACGGTATTCGCCATCTTCATTTTTTGTGCCATCTACAATATTAAAATACTGAATACGTTGATACCTACTTACCCCTTCCATAGCCTCAAGCCATATCTCAATAGGAGATTTATCTTTATCTTCTTCGTCTTTATTTTTAGCAATTAAAGCTAAAGATCCAACTACGGCTGATCCACTTAAAATAACTCCAGCTTGTAGAATTTTTGAAGTAATTTTTTGAGGATTTTTCTTAAAAGCATCAGCAGCTACACGGCTACCTTGTGTAGCTGTATTTATATAAGGAACGAAAGCTTCTAAGTCTTTTGTTACAGCACCGCCCTGATTAAAGTCTAATAAACTACGTGCCTCTGCTACTGCTCGCATATAAATTGCATCTTTTTCTTCTTGGCTTTTAACTTCTGAAATGGACTTTAATCCTTTTAAGTCTAACTGGTTTTTTATAGTTCTTTTAAATAATGCCATTCTAAACATTATTTCACTGTAATTCGAAAGCTTCCTTAAAGTCACAGCTTTGAAAAGAGAGCCACCAATAGCCTTAACTCTTGGAGTGATAAGTCTATCTAAGGCCTTAGCAAGCACAGTATCTTTTTTTAATCGACCTTGAGTACTTAAAAAAGCCATGTCTCCACCATAATAAATATAGTTATCAAGCATATTAGAACTGTCCATATTATAATTTCCCTTAGACTTTCTAATTTCATTTATGGCTATGAAAGTATCTTTAGAAACTTGAACCATCGCTTTAAGAACATTTGAAGAGTATTGATCACTAAATACAACATTAAAGATAAAGTCACGAGGTATGTTTACTAACGCAAACGCTGGGTTGTTTCCAGTTGCAATACCCTTTAATAAAGCTGAACCACTTACATAACTAAAACCTTCTTTTGATCTTGAATTTAAAAAGCCAGATAAATTATCAAACCAACTATTATGTAATTCTTCTTCAATAAAAAACTCATTACGAATACCATCTACATAGTAAAATGCTTTTTTAAAGTTAGAAGGTGTTTTTTTAAATTTTCGCTCGTAAATAAATTCAGGAACCATTCCATCAATTACAGTTTGCTCTGTGTTTTCCTTCTTCTTAATTATAGGATTGTCTTTAATTTTTCTATTAAGCTCTATAAAATACTCATAAAAACGCTCATCTTCTACAGTCCATTCTTTGCGGTTAGAAAGATTTTTCTTAAGAGCATCAAAACGTTTTTTAGCAGCAGGAAATTCTTTAGTCATAAATACCTTATTGACAGTATTCATAGCCATAGCTCTTTGTCTTGATACAATTGAAGTAGACAATAACCATTCTGAATTACGAACTAAGTTACCGGAACTCCCTTCATTTAGATTCTTAATTTGATTTTGAGACAAACCACCAGTATCACTTTTTTCAGTTTGCGCCGCACCTAATGAAACATTGCCTTCAAAGTCTGTAATGTGCTGAAGAAATAAGCGAGGTTGATAATCTAATCCACTTAAATCATCATATACTTTTTGACTTATTAATCCATTATTACGCATTTCATCAAGCAAACTTTTATACGTATCAAAATAAATTTTAGCACGGTTTTCTAAATCTTTATATTTTTTAGTACCTATCTTCTGTTCTGCTGAATTAAGATATTTTTGAGCTATTATTCCATTCACAAATCCAGGATGCTTAACGGTAGGAAGTCCTTTAGCTGATCTATTTTTATCAATGGCAATAAATCGCTTAAGTTGTATAATTTTATCAAGCAATACGCGATCTGCATTACTCATGGGGCTAAATTCAACTTCAAAACCTCCTTTTACTTTGATTTTAATTCTGTCTGTGTAAATATCAGAATAAGCTTTATCAAAAATACGCCTAGCCTTCCCTGAAGCACCATGGCTATTTACCATAGCGTCTTTGGTTTGCTGAGCGCCAGCCTCGTCAACTAATTTTTTTGAAAGAAACTGACGATCAGTTATTTTTTCTATAAGCTTTCTGACTACCTTTCTCCTTACTGCTTTACGAGGTTGTTTGTTTTCAAAAGCTGCATCAGCTTCGTCAAAGTTATTTTCCACAAAATCAAAAGCCTCTTCATCTGTCATTGAGGCTTCTGCGACTGCTTTTTTAATAGTGTCCGTAGTGATTTCTCTCTGCTCTTTTTTAGTTAGAGACTTATACCAATCTGTAGATTTAATGTAATTAAGACCTTCCTCTAGGGCTAAAGCTGCTTTCTTTCCTGCTTTGTATGCTACTTTTACTACTTGTATAGCTTTTATTGCAATAGCAACAGGAAGATTTATTCCAAGAGTACCATCTCCAAAATCTTTTAATTGCTTTTCGGCATCTTCTAATCCCTTGAGGAACGGATCTTCAAATAATCCACCTTGATTGCTTCCAGCATTAGTGTATTTACCTTTTTTCTGGAAAATTTCCTGTAATTTTTTACGCTCAAACCTTAAGTCTTGATCAATTTTATCTAAAACTTTATTAGAGGTTTTAGAAATTTGGTCATAATCTGAGCTGTTTGGATTTATATATTGTGGATCAGCCGGGTTGTTAAGCCGTTCTTTAATTTCCGTCTTTCTTTTTTCTAAATTCGAAATTTTATTTTTCTGATTTTCTACATCTTTATCATACTGCGTTTCACCTTCGGATTTATTTTTAAAGCGCGCAATGTTTAGAGGTTTTTTAGGATCAAAAAACATTTCGCCTGTAATAGCAGTTATCTTACTTAGAAAATCTGCCTTGCTTCTAAATCTTTTTGACTGATTTTTATTATTTAAAAAGCTGAAAAGTTCTCTTTCATGTGCATTAGTAAGTTGTTTATTGCGTTTTCTGGAAGAGCCTATCCAATCTGAAATTTTCTCTATTTCACGTTGATTTTGAACGTCAGTAGATTTTTCAAAAGCCTTTAAAGCTTGCACTACAAGTCCTTTAGGATTTAAAAAAGAAAGACTTTCTATAAATGTTTTGTTTCTTCCTTCCTTATTTTTAAAAGCATCTAGGTCAGCTTTACTATCGCCATTTTCCCGTTTTTTTCTAAGAGTATTTGCACGTTCCAATGGAGTTTCCATTGTTCTATTGGCATTAGCCTCTTCAATAGCAAATTTTATAGCTTGTTTTTCATTAAAATCACTTGTTCTATCAACGATTTTAACGTCTGATCTTCCTGCTAATTTAGCGCCTGCTAGTCTATGGTGTCCACTAAGAACATAAGCCTTATTGTCTTTAGGGTCAGTCCATATATGAATAGGATCTTGGTCTGCATCTTTGAAATTTTCTCCTATTTCATTGACCTTATCTTCGTTTAGACCATTTCTTCCTTGGAATCGTTTTTCATCCGTTGATATTTCGGAAATGGATTTACGCTTTACATCTAAAGCGTCATCAATCTTTTCTTGAACTTGTCCTAGCTTTTCTTCTGTTTGAGGCTCTGTAAGTGATTCTGTAGTCTCTGCTTCACTTTCAATAGCCGCGACATCTGGTTCTTGCTCAGCGTTGTCTTTTTCTGTGAGTTTTTCATTTGCGTTTTGATTTTCTGCTATATCATCAACAATAATTATTTCTTCTTTTACTTCAACCTTTCCTTCACTTGGTTTAGGCTTAGCGGAGGGCTGTACTGAACTATCTTTCTCTTTTGCTGCATCTTTATCATCTGTAGGTCGAATGTCTGCATCAGTAGCAGTATCTCCTTGCGTTTGTGCTTCATTGGATATCTTATCTAATCCTCTATTGTTTTGAGCGTTTTTAAGGTTTGCCTTACGGGCCTGTCTTTCATACTCTATTTGATCTTGGCTACTTGTTCGAGTATTTTTAGCCTTTCTTTTATCGGCAAATTGTTTAGCTTTTTCTCTAGCAATTGATTTTTCTGTAAGCCTATCTGCTTCTGCTTGTTGTTCTGCGCTACTGTTTTCATAAAATTCCTTTAATCTAGTTTGATATGCTATTTCTTCGGCAACTCTACCTCTAAAAGTTCTTTTATTTCCTTTTGAATTCTCTAAAGTTACTGAATAATTACCGCTTTTAGTTTTAACTATTGCTGTTGATGGCGTACTAAGGTTATTATTAAAAACTTCTCCATCAATAGTTACTTGATTTTGGTCAGAAATAGAAACTGAAACCTCTTTTTCTCTTAGAATTCCAAATTCATTTAATTTAGATTCTGAGATTTCATCTTTATTACCTAAATCAATTATGCTGTTGTCACTACTAAAGACAACTCTTTGTCCATCAATAATAATAAACCCTGTTTTGCCATCTTTAACATAAGGATATCCGTCTTCAATAGTTTCAGAAATAGTAGTATTACCTCCTAAATTATCGTTTTGCTCTTGAATCAAAGCCTGTTTTACAGCTTGAGCTGCTTCTTGCGCTGCTTGAGCCGATTCTCTCGCTTCTTTCGCTATCTTTTGTTCCTCTAATACATCTTCTTGGTTGGCATCTTCTTCTTCGGTGTTGATTTCTTCATCATTGGCTTCTTGGCTACTTTCTTCATTTGATTCTTCATTGTTTTCTGGGTTTTGATTTATTTGTGTTTCTGTATTTACTTCTGTATTATCACTTTCTTGTCGTTCAAAAATAGATATAGCACGTTCAGTAATCTCTTGATCGGTTATTTGGAAGTCCTTAACCCCTTCAGCTTCGTACTCAGCAATTATCTCGTTTTGGGATTCATCTTTTAGCCTTAGTGATTCTTCCTCTGTTAGAAGGTCTAAAAAGCTCTCCTTTTTTTCATCGACAACCATTTGCTTGCCTTCTAATATTTCATTTCTATCCTTTTCTAAACCATTAAATTCATCCAAAAGGTCTTTTAAAATTTCAGTTCTTTGTTCCTGAGATAAAGATTTGTCTTCATTAATTAATTTTGCCTGTACCTGAAGGAAAGCTTGATTTTTTGTAATGCCATTAACTTTATTGTAGGCTGCTTCGCTTAAATTCGAAGTGGAGCTTTGAGCTTTCTGAATTAATTTATCATTACTAGCGTTGGCTTCTTTTATTTTACCTTCTAAAATGTTTCTTGTGGATTGATTTCCTGCGTTATTAAATGCCTTTTGAAGCTTAATAACTTTTAAATAGCCGTTCTTTATTTCTTCAATTTGACTCTTAGGCATAAAAGGCTTAATCAATTCTCCTGTTATTTTGCCACCACCAATAATCAAAGGACTGCTTGCAAGAGTGGAGAATGTAGTTTTATCCAGGTTGTCTGTTAGTAAAACATCTTTTTTATCTAAAGCAAATCTATCTAATAAGTTTTGAGAAAAAGTTGTGGCGTTTTCGGTAAGAACTTCTACGCCGTTGTCTTTAAAAAATTGCTTAGTAAATCCTAAAGCTCCTTTGTTCAGTAATGCTCTATTGGCACTAGAACTAACGGATCGTCTTAATATTCGAGAAGTAGGTAGTTCGCCCAAAACACCCTCAACAGCACCGTAACCAAAGGGTATTGATATCTCTTGTAATAAAGAATAATTTGCGGGATTAATACCTGATTCTTCAGACTTCATTTCTGAAAACTTACCACCTCCTGTTGATATTCCAAGAGCGGTTATACCTGCGGTAGCTGAAAATGGATTCATTATAGTTGCTAAGATTGGAGCTTGTGTAACTGTCTCTTGAGCTATGAAATAACCAACGTCTTCAAGTCCAGTTATATTATCGTATTCCATTCTAGGACGAAAGTTTTGTGCAACTTCCTGAGTCATTTTTTTAGTCTCCTCGGCAGACATAGCCATTTCATCAGACGCTATTTGATCGGATTTGTTACCTGTAATAGCTGCCTTTATGTTTAAGGCATAAGCAAACGCTCCTTGAGATCCAGCAACTACCAAATCTCCTGTTGACATAGCTATTTGAGCCTTCATGTTGTCTACAAAGCCGTAATTACGTTTTATCAAATCTATAGCCTCGGTAGTTTCTATTTTTTTATCTTGGTTTTGTTCCAGCTTTTCTTCAAACTCTTTATACTTATCATTAAGATTAGTGACAATCTGACTTCTTAATTCAAAGTTTTGTGCGTATGTTTCGCTAAAACCTTCAGGCAATTCCTCGCCCTCTTTATTCATTTGCCTAATAAAATCTTCATTGGAATTTACTCTACTAGCCACTCTTGTTAATTTCTCAAAATCAATTTCAAGATCAATCACAGCAGCTTTTTCTTCCATTTCAACTGTTTTATAGTTGAATACCTGGTTGACATTTAACTCTTCCCTGTCTTTCTCAGAAAGAGATCCAATATAATCTATCGTTCTTCTCTTCCTAAGCGCATCTGTTTCATCTTTGATGGTGATTTGCTTTATGGCAGCATCTATATTTTCTGGAGTTTGCTCTTTCTTTTCTTTTTCTAAAAACTTAATAGCCTTCTCTTGCTTTTCTTCCCTGTAAGATGGGAATTTAATATCCGGACCTAATCCAAGCGTGGCTACCGCTCCAATTTTACTTAAAACATTTACAGCTCCTTGTGTGAATTTTTCGAAAGTAGAACCGTCTAGTTTTTCTTGAGCATCCCTTTCGATTTGTTGTGCATCTTCAGGCCTTACAGATGTAGCCCTTTCATAGTTATCTATGTTAGCAAATACTGTATCTCTTTCCGCTAAATTATTTTGAAGCTGACTTAATTCAGCCTCTTTAAAATCGAGGTCTGATACCCTTTCCTCTGGTGTAGGTTTTGGATTTTGGGCGTTAGGTACGGAAGTAGCCAATGAACCATCCTGAGTCGGAGGTATTGGGGTTTCTTGTTCCAAATCCGAAGCAGTTTGTGAAGAAATAGAATCGCCTTTTTTTTTTATTTGGTCTTCTAATTCAAAAGTCTTATCTACAACTAGCTGAGCAAAACGATCACCGTATTTTTTTTCAAGAACTGATTCTATCTCAAAAGTACCATTAGGTGTTTTATATACATTTTCATTTATTAAAGAAAAAGTATTAGCATTTACTAAAGAGTCAAATTTAGTTCCGTACTTTTCTTTTAAATCTTTTTCGGAAACAATTTTACCATTAGGTGTTTTGTACTTAGGATCTGGCATATTTTTAATTTATTGGAACTCCATATTCGTCTACTTTAGCTTCTTCTTTCTCTGGTCTTCCGTCTGGAAATATTCTGTTATTTAATTCTTCTATACCACCAAAATAACTACCAACCTCAGATTGATCTTCTATCGGTATTGTAAGTACTTTTCTCTTATTTTGAGCACCAGTAGAAAGTCTGTCAAGTTGTAGGTTAAACTTTTTAATATCAGCATCCATCTTGTTGTTGATAGTTTTATCAGTAGTAGCTTCTTTAATTTCTCTAGATTTTATTATCTTCTCCAACAAGCTTTCTTCTTCAGCTTTAAATGTTGAGCTCTTCACATCTTGATAAGAAATATCAATTATCAAATTATCATCGCTATCGTAAGTGGCATTTTTTACCGTAGCATTTGTGATAACTTCATCCCCATCACGAACTGCATCAAGAACAACTCCTGACCCTTGGAATCCAACACTCTTAGCTCCTAGAGCAATATTTTCAAAAAGGCTTCCATAAACTTGTTTAGAAGGTGTTACTGCCTGAGTGAATTTTACAGTGCTTCCACCTTCTCCTGAAAGTCTTGCTTCTCTAGCTGCGGAAGTTCCGCCCGAATTATCTATTGTATTTTTCTCAGTAGAGTTGCTTCTTAAATTTACATCTTGAATAAAGGCGTTTTTTACTTTTAGCAAATCATCTTCGGTTGCTCTCTGTACAGATATTCCTGATTCCACGAAAGCACTTATAGCGTAGGGGCTAAACTTTCCTTCACCGTCAACGGTAAACATCTTATCTGCTGCTGTTGTTACGAATTCCTTTTTTATTCCTATGGTTTCTTGTGTACCAAAACCAAATTGAGTAATTTTTTCCTGTTCTATTGTGCCTGCGTCTTCTGCTACAGTTTTGGCAATAGTTTCAAAGTTGTATCTTTTAACGGGAGTAAAACTTGCTTGGCCACTTTGGTATTGATCATAAGAAACAACGTCTAAAAAACTATCATCATCTATATCAGTAAAAGCACCAACTGGATTAAATTGATCATCTAGCCCAAGCTTAATACTTTTCCACCCATCTTTATAACGCTTTTCATGTTCTACGTCTCTCCAAACATCTTCTTTTTCTACAGCAGCTAAATAAGCATTGTATTCTTGGGTTCCTGCTTTTGTAAAAGCTAACAATTTCTCAGGAAGTTGTTGCAAGTTGTCTAGTCCTAGTTTAGCTTTAATGTAGGCTTCGCTAGAAGGATCTGAATTCTCAAGAGTTTGTAAAAGTGGTAAGTATTGATCGGTAGCTTTTGCGAGCAACCTGGCGTTCGCTTCGTTCAAAGATGAAGAACCGGTATCGTAATTATTTAAAGGCTTAATGTTTTTGTCGTAAAAATCTCGCTTAGCTTTTTTTGCAGATTCATCACGTTGAAATTGCATCTGATCATTAATACGATCTTCCTGTCTTCGATTAGCCGCGTCATTGTTCCAGAATTGTATATCACGAGAAAGCCCTTGAGTTGGCTGTAATTTCTGGAATGCTGCGTAATTACCTTTCTTTGCCATTTTCTATAATAAAAATCTATAATAAATACAAATTTAATAGAAAAATAGTATCATAATAATTATATCTAGTATAATTTAAAGAAAATAATTTATTATATGGGTATTGTATGTTTAATTCACTCTAACTCGCACGTCAACATCTCTTTGACCCCGATTCATTTTAACAAGCTTATTGTCATAAAAGTAGTAGAACATAACGTTTTCAGCATTGTAACCGTAAATGACCCTATAAATAGCCCATCCACTATCCATACTAACAAGCTCTTGATATTTAGCCTCATTAATAAATTCATTTATAGTCATGCCGGTCCATATCTGTGGAGCTTTCATAGCAACGCATGAGCTAAAAAGAATTAAAGTTAAAGATAACACAACCAATTTTTGTAATAAAGTTTTCATAGTTCCCGACATTTTAAGTTTTTACGCTAAGTTAAGTTAAAAATAAATTACACTCCAAATTGTTTAGGAGCAGCAGCATCGTATAGTCTTCGTTCCTCTTGTTGTCTAAAAAAGTCAGCTAAAGAATTACTTTCTATTGTACCCGTTCCAGGCATCATTGAACCGACAGGAGCAATCATAGGAGACATATTAATAGGTTGTAATTTTAATTCGTTAACGCTCTTAGTCTTCGGAGTTTCACCTCCTCCTTCAATCATTCCAGTAAAACCAGAACCTATTAATCCAGCACTATTAAAAGCACCGCTTATACCAGATTGTATATTTTGTTGTCCTACGGCCATTTGTTGCCCTATTCCTGCTAAGTCCTGATTATCTCTATTTTCTTGCATTCCTTGAATTCTTCCTTCGTCTCCTGCAATTGCATAATTACGTCTCATCACTTGGTCATCTATGTCTAATTGATTCTGCCTTGCGCCTTGATTACTCATGGACTGTATTCTTGGTAAAGCTCCAAAAACACCTCTTATCCCAGAACCTCTAGCGGCTTCTGTTAGATTTGCAGTAGTTTGGCTTGCATCTTCTCTCCTTAGATTAGAACCTAATAAAGAGATTGGCATATCTCTGTAAACATTTTCAAGGTCTTGTCTTTCAAAATCGTTTAAGGCAGAATTAGCTTCCCTTTCTTGTCTCATTCCTTGAGCTACTTGCAAGCCTGATGCTGCTAAAGCGGCACCACCCATTATTAAAGTACTCGTTGCTATTGCCATTTTTATTAGTTTAAAATTATACTTAATACAAATTTAGTATAATAAAAATAGAATTAAACACTGGTATCTATATAAAAAAGATATATTTTGAATCCGACACTACTGATTTAAATTATAGAACACACAAAAATTAAATAAGTAATGCTAAATTTTGAAGTTTTCTCTCAAGCTTATTACGCCTATAAATAAAAATTAGAATACCAAAATTAAATTGTATGTTTGCTTTGCGAAACAAATTTAACTTGGAGTATTCCAAAAAAAAAAATATATCTAAAATTAATAACTGCTTAGGCGTAGTTCTCTCGATTCTATTTACTCCGGTATTAGTTTGTTTCGCAACAAAGAGAGAGCTACGCTCTTTTATTTATTAATTTTAAATTTATTCCTAATGCGAAACAAGGGAAAAAGTCAAGCTCCGACAAAAAACGAGCAACACTTCAGCGTGATAGACCACCAGACCACCACACAAAAAACTTTTACTAACACTAAAACCGAAAACTTATGAATGAGTTAGAAAACAACAGTGGAAAAATGACAAGTTTAGAAATTGCTGAGCTTTCAGGAAAAAGACACGGAGATGTACTTCGAGCAATAGAAAAAATGCAAATATCTTGGGTTAAAGTAGCACAACGTAATTTTTCGTTATCCTCTTACATCAATGAAAACAATAGAGCAATGCCAATGTACTCACTTTCAAAAACGGAAACTTTATACATTGCTACCAAATTTAACGACGAAGCAAGAGCAAGGTTAATTCTTAGATGGGAAGCTTTGGAAATTGAAAAGCAAAAGCCACTATCTCAAATAGATTTAATCATACAATCTGCACAACGATTAAAAGCGATTGAGGAAAAGGAAATCGAACAAGATAAACGTATTCGATTATTAGAAGCAAAAGTGGTAACAATTCCTGAATATTTTACAATTGCAGGGTATGGTACTTTAAACGGTGTTAGTGTTAATATCAAGTTAGCAAGTAGATTAGGGCGTGAAGCTTCTAAAATATGCAAGGATAAAAACCTATTAACAGATACAACTCCCGATCCAAGATTTGGTAAAGTAAAAATGTACCCAAAAATAGTGCTAGACCAAGTATTTAATACCGTGCCTTTGTAGGTAAATAAATATATTAAAAAGCCTCAAGTTAATTCTTGAGGCTTTTTTCCATTTAAACAAACTTAAAGAGTTTTTACCATTTCGCATGTACCCGTACTTCCTGTAATAAAACCACAATCTTCAAAACGGTTCCTTAATGAAGAATTTTTAAGGCTTGTAAATAAAAAGGTTTTGCCCATTCCTTTACAAATTTCCGAAATTGTATTTATTAAAAGATTTAGAGATTCCTTTCTTAATTCTCTATCTTTAATATCAAAATTAGCTACAATATATTCGACAATGGCTCCCTTGGGAACAGTCGTGTTTATAATAAATCCAGCACATATTTCTTTATCACCATCTTGTATCATTACACCTTGAAGCTCACCGTTAACCTGTGGCAAGTAGTCAAGCCCTGGAGGGGGGAATCTGCTGTCTTTCCACCATTTTACAAGAGTAGGATAGTTGTCGTTTTTTAATACTCTAGCTTCTATCATACGCCTGTTTTTATTGCATTAGTATTGATTGCAAAAAGCTCAGCCTGACCAGTAGATTCCAATTCAAGAGTTACCTCCATGTAGTAACCGTTTATTTCAGCTCCTTCAATTCTTGAAACTTTTTTTATAAAGCAAAAAGATCCTTGCAGTAGAGTTAATTTTTTTGAAATAGAATTTAAGGTTATGGTAGTTTTTGTGTGACTATCTATAATTCCTATGAATTCAGATTGATTATCTACTACTTGAAATAAAGCATCACCGTTGTTTGTGTTATCCGGTACCTTACCTACTGTTATAATTAAATTATTTACAGTATTAATATTTCCTATACCTTGTGTATTACCTCCTTGTTTAATTTCAGTAGACTCTTCTTGTCTTAGAAAAGCAAACTCTCTGCTTCCTTGAGTCACAAATTCTGAGGTCCTAACCGTTGTTTTTACAAAGTTGGTCTCTATTGTAGCTTTCCATTTCGCATCACCTTCTAATATTAAGTTCTTAAAAATCTTATCGCTATCAGGAACGTCATTAAATACCGTCTTTATTTTTGCAGTAAATTGTTCCCCATAGAAATTACATTTAACATCATTATCCTTGTCATTATGCAAATAAAGCTGACCATTTTTTAAGGTGAAAAACCTGTTATTTAAGCTTGTCATTCCACCAGGAGTAAACGGAGATTCCCCCGTCCATCCTTTGTTTTTTTCGGAAAAATTTAATGTCTGTGCCATTTTAATTATTTGTAGGGCAAATACCTGTGAAATCCCACGCTGTATTTCCTATTGGTGCTGTAATAATAAGTTTTACCGTAGTTGGTGATGCTGTTGTTTTGTTAAACGTTATGACTCCTTGCCCATCGGTAGGTTCTGTTGTTCCATTAGCAATATCAGATTGCTGTATATTTATGTTCCTAGTTTCTCCAGTGTCTTCAAAAGTAGTTCCGTTATAAGATTTTACTGGTAAATCATTTTTATCTCCTAAAAGTCCTGAATACGTAGGAGGATTGCCTGAAATAAAATCACCTACATACTTAGAATCCGCTACTATAACACCGTCATATTCAAGCTGAAATCTATCAGGAAAATTTCGTGCGTTATAGCTTATACCTGTGCTGCCTGTGCCAGTACCTAGAACAATTATAACTTCGTAAATACCCTCATTTCCGCTTGCATTAATTCCATTCTGACAACTTACCCCAACTGAGATATCTACTTTAGCAATATTACTTTCACTAAATCCATCGCTAAGTTTGTAAGTAAAGCTGTCTTCAAAATTATTACTGTTGTCATGAGTATAATTTATTGTTTTATTAGTAAGTAAAGCAATACTACCAAAACTAGGCTGATTTACAATTATTACAGTTAAAGGAAGAGAATTTGGATTTATGTCGTTTGATAAAACATTTATATTTTTTAAATCACCTTTGTTAATATCTAACGAATCATCAACTGCTGTAGGAGGATTTGAAGTAATGTTTATAGTAACTTTAGCGTTCTCGCTTTGAATTACACCATTTGATAATCTGTAAAAGAAAACGTCAGATTGAAGAGTGCTTCCAGTATGTGTGTATTTTATTGTATTATTATTATTTAATTCTACATTACCGAATTGCGGCTGAGACATAATCAAAACCTCAATACTTGAAGATTGAACTCCTGTATCATTATAAAGAACATCTAAATCGCTTTCAGATCTAGCAAGCTTATCAAAAATATCATTTACAGCAATTAGTGGTGGGTTTTTGTCTTGATAATCCCATATAAGATATAGGTTTTCGGTTCTATTTATACGGGTAAAATCAAAACTTATTTGATCTATAAAGCTATTGATGGAAACCTGGGTCCGTGTTGTTTCAGGAAATGTTGCATCAGCTAAAATATCATTTATATTAGATTCATTATACCCTTGGGAGCTTACCAAGTAGCCAAGTCTATTCTCTCTGTTAGCGTGAAAAATGCCAGTAGTACTAGAATCTTTAAAGGCTTGAATATTTACAGACTTTCCTCTTTCTGGAAATCTTGAATTCCCCTCTAATCCTTCTTGAACTTCAAATTTGCTAACAAAAAATTCTTCAAACAAGTGATCTTCACTAAAAAAAGATGCAGCTCCCCATTTATATCTATTTATAATTGTCGTGCCTATATCGCTTTGGTCGGCTAAAACTATACTTATGACTTTCATTGGAATACCAAGAGGACAAATATTAGTAACTTGAATTGTTGCGGTATCGCTCACTGGTGTAATTGTAACCTGAATTGTATTTTTAGTTAAATCGGTTCTGGGAATTTCTAAACTAGAGGACTCTGTTACGCCATTATCGCTGTAAGTAACGCCATCGTAAACAGCAGAAACATCAACTTCTCCATTAGTTACCTCAGTATTTAGGACTGTTTCTCCCAAAAGAAAATTTATGTTTAGTACAAATGTGAATGCTTCGGTAATTGTTTTTTGAATAACATTTCCACAAAAAGCATTAAGATTTTTAGATATTTCATCTTCTATACTAATCACGTACTTTTTAAAATAAGCATCATATCCCCCTATCTTTCTGGAAGTAGGATTTTCTATAAAAAGATTTCTAAAATGAGAAGACATTCCGTAATTAATTTCAGTAACCCCATCTGCGGATAACCTCATTGGAACTCCTCTTCTAGTATTCACCCAATTTACTCTATCTCCGTCAACCGCTAAGCTTTCCGGATTCTTACCTATTCCGTTATTTCCTGCGTATGGAATATATTTTCCAAGTATTTCAGGTATTGTTGCTAATACACCTTGGCCGTTAGCCATTGATAATAAATCCTTTCCAAAGAGGACGTAGCCAGTTTTTTCTTCTTGAAGCACTAAAAGGTTTCCTTCTCTGGATAAAGTCCTCTGTATGCTTCCGTGCTGCTTATCTATCTCTTTAAAATTAGCATTACTTAAGTTAAATTCATTTAATCCGTTTATGTTGGTGCTTTCTATGTAAGGTTTTCCGTAAGTGTGATCTGCAAATCTTCTTATCTCTCGATACTCTTCTACACTAGTTGATGAAGGTCTTGTATCAATGCTTAAATAATTCGTGTTAAATTCATCTCTTATTCTAAAGCTTTCAATACCGTTTCCTTGCGTGTAGCAATTAAAAAAGTCCATCTCAACTATTGCTGGGCTATCTGTAGAAAAATCTTGATTTTGAACGTTACCTTTGTGTTGGCCGTCTACCACATCAAAGCACTGTTCTGTTTCGAAAAATATATCTGAGTCGGCTTGTTTTGGAAGTGTCTCAAAAACGTAAACACCACTACCTATGCGAACAGTTATTTTAGCTTGTATTCTTCCTTTTCTATTTTTTGTTCCTCCAGAAAGCAAGCCTTTAACTTCTAAGCGTAATCTTCCGTCATCAACGGAGTTAGCAACTCTTAAAAGATTTAAATTAGGTAAGTAGTCATAATCAAATTCACCTGAGCCATCATCAGCTAAGAGTGAATTTCTACTAAAGATGACCTCTTTAAACCAACCCTCTAAATCTTCGTAATTTCTTTTTGCAAAAAACTGAGTATCATAAGTGATGTTTTTAAATCCATCATCATAATTTCTAGAGCTGTTAAAGAATAAAGTTATTGAAGTTCCTGAAGGTATTGCAAGTTCCGAAGCTTCTGGTGTAACCTCACTAAACAGCTCAAGATAAGTTAATGGAAAACGATTCTGGCTACTTACCTCTGGAGCCTCGCTTACTCTTACATCAAAATCGCCTCTATTCATAGAGAATCCTTTTGGCATTATTTTCATGTACACCCCTCTTCTTTCTATTATGTCATTTTCGTCTTCATCTTGATTATATAAAATAAAATCCTCTTCTTTAACTTCAATTTCCAAAACCTTAATTTTAATAGGATCAGTCATTATTATTTCGCCAGCTTTTTTAATTATTAAAAAATCACCGACAGAAACCTTATCCTTGTTATTACCTTCAAGCTTGCAAAACGTATAGAAATCTTCTGAATAAAATTCAGTAACATACAATGTTTGGTAGGCAGGCGGATTTGATTTTACCACAAGCTTATATCGATCAGCCCAATAAGGAGCTGGACCAGTAATTGTTGTGACTAATTTATTCTGAAAAGAAGAGAAAGCTTGGGGGATAAATATAGTATTGCTTTTGGAAGTCAAAACACTACTTCTTCTTCCGTATTTATCCATATAAACCTTTCCAACTTCATAATTTCTATTGGTCTTAGCTGTACCAGAATTAATATCATTGGTAATCGAAAAGCTAGTTCCTGCAGTAAATGTTAATGAAACAGTTATTAACCTGTCGTTATCATCACTATCTTTAAAAACTAATGGGTTAAGAAATAATGAAGCAACACCTCCAGCGGTACCTTTAAATATTCTAGGAGGGCCTTGAAGCACTAGGTTAGAAGGCGGGCTGTAGCCTCCCTGTTCATTATAGTTTAGTTGAAAGTCTGAATTTATAATATCAATAAATACACCAAAAGACGAGCTATTAAATAAGTCAGCTAAGTTTGCATAATCAGATTCAAGAGTGTGAAAAAACGTGTTATTGTAACCAGGTACACCGTTGATATCGGTTTCTATACTTACAACCATTATTAAACCTTTTTCTAGCGAATACTGGTTAGGATTTGTTATGTTAATTCTTCTTATTTCTGCAAAAGAAATATCCAAGTTATTACCACTTTCTAAGGCTTGTGTTTTTACAGAAACAGTATAATCAATATTAATTGGAACACCTTCGCTATCCTCTATATTATAACCTTCCACATAATTACTAAAAACTGGAATGTTTTCTAATAAGGATAAAGCTTTAGCAAGTCTAGGGACGTTATCAAAAGACCTAAATAGCTGATCGCTAGGTAGAGGGGTAATAGTTTTGTTGTTGGAAAACAAAAAGCTCTTTGTTTGATTGTCTCCCCATCCGTTTTTGCTTTTGCTAAAAGTTTCAATGATCATCAAAGAATTACTTAAAGTTTCTTTTACTAAGAGTTGGATTTCTGTGACTTGTTTTTCTCCAGTATTAAATTCAATTTTGGCAGCATTAAAAGAATTTATCATTCCTAAATTATCTAAAGTAAAATAATCTAAGTCAAAGGGTTGTGGAGTAAAGTTGTAATTACTAAAATCAGAAGGTGCGCTATATTCGCCATCAAGATATCTAAATCTATAGGAAAATAGAAAAAATCTTTCTTCATTATTATTGCCTCCGTCCAAGGTGTAAGTCGGTGTTATTTTTGGAGCTTTTCTTGGCGGTTTTTTTATAAGTAAGATATCCTCTTCTACGAACCCATTTACACCATAGGTTTTAGCCCTCTCGATGTTTATGCATATCGGTTGCATATTATCATCAGTAAACAAAAGAAGGTCGCTCTTGACCTGTTGAGTGTTGACTTTAACAATTCCTGTAATAAGATGATCTTTGTGAAGAGAAAAAACACGGGAGCCTTCTTCTCTAGTATCTCCTAGAACCAATGATTGTACTTTATTGAGATCATCCCATTCGAATAAAAAACTTCCTAAATCAGAAAGAACTAACCAGTATATTTTTTTTCGAAATTCATCTGAAAAATTACCCATGTCTAGAGGATTGTCTCCCACGTCATAGCTAGTTAGTTTCTTGTTGGAAAGCATGACTTCTATAGCCCCCATATCATCCCCTTCACTATTGATAACTTCAACTCCAAAAGCATCTCTATACTCTCCTTTTGGCATCAATCTTATGTCTGCATCTTTATTAAGACGGCCCTTTACAAAGTTTTGCTTAAATATCATTTTGGCATAGAATTAATTTCACGACCTATTGTTAAAAAATCGAAATTTAGAGAAGCAATTAAAGCTTTGTGTCTTTCGGTGTTGTACCTATTTCTAGCTGAGGACTTATCGTACTGATTTGCATTTCTTCTTGTTGATATAATTTCAGAAATCGCAAACCACCTTATAGCGTCTTGCAGGTCTCTATGAACTTTTATTTCCTCTTCTCTTATATTTTCAAGATCCAATCCGTCTGATAAGTATTCAATAACAACATCTTGATCTTCAAGGTTACTGCTAAAATGGATAGTACCTCTTTCCCCGTTCACTTTAAACTCTCCATATTTCGACAAAAGAGAAGTGTCTTGTGTAGTTTCAAACGTGTGTCTAATATGTGGTATTTGATAGGCGTTTGCCATATCTGTTGTTAGCAACTCTCCTTCGTGATTAAAAAGAATCTCACGCTTATAGTTTTGAAGATATCCGGATGCTGTATTTATTTTGTTGTTGATATTCAAAGGTTGTAAACGTCCTTCTTCATTAATTACAGAAACCCTAATCCAATTAACATAGTTTTGTGGTAGAGCAAAATACAAGTTAGATCCAACGGTTAATTGCGCTACATTAAACATTTTTTGAGTAGCATTATTTACTACTCGAATACCTGTTTTTAATTTTCTTACAATTTGGCTCCTTTTTGTATTAGCCAAAAAACTATCAGTATCAGTCGTATCAGCAAGCATATCATCTACTAAATCCTTAAGAGTAATGTATTGGTATTTGCCCCAATTTTTCTTATCAGCATAGTAGTCTGAAGGTTTTTGTATGGCCATAATTAAGAAGCGTTATCTTGGTTAAAATCTATACTCTCTTGTTGCATGGTGTATGATAGTAAATCCGTCTCTTTAAGATTTACACCAAACGCCATAAGGACTCGTCTTACTATTTCATCTTCTTCGCTAGAGTGGATATCTGCATCTTGGAAGTTATCATCATCGGGGTTAAATAGCTCCACATCATTTACACTTGTATAAGTCCATTTTGGATATTTTATGTTTCTCAAATAGGATATCCTTACTTTGCTACCGTCTTGAATTGGAGCAATCAATATGCTTTTTCCAATGATTGTGTAGACTGGATATTGAGTAGTGGCTAAGCTTTTTTGAATATTAAATTCCCTTCTGTTTCTGCAAAACTCTAAAGTTCCACCTTCTACTATTTCAGACTCATCTAGGTATCTCCAATCGGAAGGAAGTTCTATACGACTGCCTTCTACGGTAATTGGTTCTGATTCTTCAAGGTAGTGTAATATCTTTTCGCTGTAAGTGTCTGGTATGTTAGCAATTCCTCCACTAATTACACCCCTGTTTTCTCTTACAATTAATCTATTTAAGTCATAAAAGTATTCTTCATTACGGGACTGTATGGAATTATGTAGAGCAAGCTCAAACTTTGATGGGGTAAAGCTCCCTCTTACCTGAGTGTTTATAAAGAATTCTACCTTCTTTTTAATTCGATCTATCATTTTGCTATAAGTAAAATTTATATCTAATACAAAAATAATAGATTTAAAGTGTTATTTTAGTATAAATATTACATAAATCAAATATATATTTACGGCCATTGAATGATCTAGAAAAAAAAGTACTCAAAGAGGTTTCGGACTACCACGATAAAACAAACGGGAAGTGTGGTATAAGTGCCATGCTAATTGCAGAAAAACTCAACATAAGCTTTTCAGAATTAAAGCAAACACTAAACAATCTCAATGACAAAAAAGCCTTTACTATTAGGAAAGGAATTAACAGCATACTAATATTTAAAAAATGATATCACAAGAAAAATTGCAAGAAAGCACACATTTTAATTCTCTGGATCATATCCAAAAACAAATGATATTGAAAAAGGACAATAGAGAGAAAATTTCTCTAGGATTAATAATGAGTGAACTAAGAAGCTTTGATTTTTGGCTTGAAAAATGCCAACCCTCGGATCGCGTTAAAACAATAGTGGAAGAATTAATTAATAAAAAAACAGATGGGAGGATTAGCGAGAATTTGTAAGATGTACGGCTCCATGGAAGTGGCTGACGCAAATGGAAAAAAGGTAACTTGGGTTTGGGATTATGTGAATGATAAAGCAAGGGTGAAAACTGAAATGACTTTAAGTGAGAAAGCAAAATGGTTAGGGAAATAATAGAAAGTAAGTGTATGAAAACAGTAAATAGTTTGAGTGGTGGTAAAACAAGTAGTTATTTAGCTATGCACTATCCAGCGGATTATAATTTGTATGCCTTAGTGTGTAATGACGATAAAGAATGTGCGCACCCGGATAAAAAAGTAATGCAATTAGTAAATGATAAACTTGAAAAATACAGCTCAAGATTTGGAGAATGTATTGGAACTCCTGAAAATTATTTAAACCTAAATGTTATTTTAGATTTAGAACAAAAATTAGGTAAAGAAATAATTTGGTTGCGTGATGAAAGTTTTGATTGGTGGATTAATTACAAAAAAGGACTACCAAAACACGACCAGAGATGGTGTACTGAATTAATGAAGTTAAAGCCAATATTTGAATGGTGCTATTTATATACCGACTTACCTGTAAAAATGAGAATTGGATATAGACTTGATGAAGCAGAACGAAAAGATAGATTAACAACTAAATATGAACTTCCAATAAGTTGCAATACTTATGGACAAAAAAGACAAAATTGGCATAGAGATGTTGAGTGGCGTGTTGGTGATTTTCCTCTTATTGATGATAAAATATTGCACTATAACATATATTTATGGGCATTAAAGAGTGGATTAGTATTTCCTAAAGATAGCAATTGCCAGATGTGTTTTCACAAAGAACCACAGCAATTGAGAAAAAACTTTGAAGACGCGCCAAAAGTTATGAATTGGGCTAAGATCAAAGAAAAAGAAACCAATAAGAGATTTAAGACAAATTTAAAAATGGAAAAAATAGAAAAAATAGGATTACAAAAAGACTTTGTTTTTGGTACTGGTAGTGGTTGTAGTTCTGAATGTAGCGATTAATTTAAGTAAATTAATAATCTAAAACCCCCGAATTAGTCGGAATTAAAAAACAAAAATTATGTGTATAAGAACATCACATCAATCAGTATGGGTAGAAGCTGAGCAAACTGAGCAAGGTTTATGGGTAACAAAAAAAGAGGACCCTTTATTGCTAAAGGGTCCTAGCGTCGGGAAACGCACAACCAGCAGAACTGGAAGGTATTGTTAGTTAGTCCAGTTTAGGACCTTCTGCTATTTTTTCTTTTATCCATTCCAAATCGTTTTTCTTGTTGATTGGAACTGGCTTATTAAAATCATCTTCGTACTCTTCACGAGCTTCTTTTAAGTCAAGATCATCGCCTTCTTTAGACTGATGCAAATCTACACTATCTTCGTCTTTATTTGCAAGTATGCTTTGGATTTCTTCACTAGCTGTATAGTCTTTTTTGAGCTCGTAACTTCTAGTTATTTTCTCTCCAATTTCTTGAAGAGTAAGCTTTGCACTTTCATCCTTACCAGATAAGAATTGACCTAGCTTGCTGATGGGGTCTTGCCCTGCCGCAATGCTTATCAATGATCTACCTGTATCGGCCCAGCTAATTCCAGTATTAGTAGGGTTTATTAATAGAACACCTCTTAGAACAGCTAAAGCAGCTACAGTCTTTGGTGCGTAATCTGGCTGTTTCATTTCCTCTAACACCTTCTCAGGATCGTCCATAGCGAATTGCTTGAGTTGACTTTCAATAAGCTTGTCGCTTTGAGAAATCACATAAGCTCCTAATAAGACAAAAGCACGAGCTTTCATTTCCTCAGAATCCTTGCTGCTTACAGCCTCATAAGCTTTAAATCTTAGCTCCATCAAATCAATATTTTGACTTGCAGTTACGTCATGGTCAACTTTATTAAAATGAATTCTATTCCATGGGTGCTTTGTTAGGATTTCGACTAAAACTTTGTTAGCGCTGTCAACTTGTAAAGCACCGTCTTCAAACCAAACCCCTGGGGCTTCTTGATCACCTTGATGATCTTCTTTGAAAATACTTTCTTGACCGGGTATGTATTCTATATTTCTTAATCCCAATGATTTTTTACCATCAAACTTTTCAAGCATGATGTTTTTAATAGGTAGCTGCCACGATGCAGGCCTTCTGCTTTTTGTTAATTCGTAATTTAATTTTGTTTTTGCCATTTCCGCTTGCTTTTTTATTGTTATTAAAAAAAAAAGGGCTGATATTTCAACCCCTTTTTAGTTTATTATACTTTAGTAGACTGCTGACCCCCTTCCCACTAAGAAGTTGTTGGCTCCTGCTACTTGATTCAAACACTCAGTTGTGTAGTGAGCACTTTGAGCATCCAATACTTGTGGCGTACCGTTTGGACCAAACAACTTAAGCTCGCGCTTTCTGTTGTAGGACTCATCACCTCTGTATCGTACACTTAAAAATGGTGTAGACACTGTGTTTCCATTTTCGTAAATACTTGTATTACCGTTAGGTATCATCAAGTAAGCAAGACCAGTTGCACGGAATTTTGTACTACCCATTAATGAGGGGTTATCTAAAATTTCTAAAGGCTGGAAAAAGAAAGTAATGCCATCAATAAACACATCACTAAAGCCAAGAGCCATAGACATATCACGGCTGTTGTTAAATGCACCATAGTTTCCACCACCTGAATAGTGAGCGTTTACACCTGAAAGCATTCTACGAAAATTAGCTCCTTGTTTGTGATCATGCCATACGTTGTAAGAGTTACAACCACCACCTTGCTGCTTAAGTCTTCTTACTACTTCAGAAAGCTCCTCAATAGTTTCTATATATTCGTTAGCAATGTTTCCTCTTTCTTCAATTTGAGGAATAACACCTTTCATTCCTCGGTTTTCACCACTAGCTTTACGCTCATGAAAAAGCTGAGTAAACTCTACTTTGTTATCAAATAACGTAGATGTTCTCATCATCTCATAGTTGTGCCACTTAGGACCTTCTGGAGTTTGAATCCATGTCTTAGTGATCATATCAGAAGCATTAATTTCGTAATACTCTTTTACAATATGAGTAAAGTTATCATAAATGGTTGGGTCCCACCTTCTGCTAGTTGTAAAGTTCGCCTCTCCTTTAGCCCAAGAGTTAGTAAAATCAATAAGTATGTCAACACTATTTGCAAAGTCAAATGCTTCACCTCTTGTTACCGCAGTAAAAACTTTAGTAGATGTAATTGCTGTAACTTCTGCCTGCCATTCAGCAACACCATCGGTAATAAGAATAATATCCTTAACACGCGCATTGTGCGGAGTTGGAGAAGTAAAAACATTTCCTGAAGTGGTTACGTTTTTTACAGCATTATGAAGTCTTCCTTCCTCTGAGTGTGATATTTTATCGGCAGCATAAGTGCTTTCGTTCCCAATAAGCTCAGTTAGCTTAAGGATTTTTCCCTTTCCGTAAGCGCTGTGAAGCTGCGGAATAAGCTCAGGAGCAAATTTCTGAGCGTATGTATAATCGTCTATGAAGTTTTCAGCAGTAGCATTTACACCTCCTGGTGCATCAATTACCGCTGGGCCCCCTGATAAGTTACCGTCTAATAAATCAAAAGCCATTTTTTTATGTTTTAAAAGTTAAAATTGTTCTGGAGTAAGTCCTCCAAATCCCTTTCCTTTTTTTTGTCCTTTTGCATCTCTCCAATTCATAATTGAGTCTTTAGATCCTGAGTTTCCACTTCTAGGCATAGATTTAATTCTTGGAGTTGCGTTATGCTCAATAGCTGAAAAATCTTCCGCTTGTTGAGCTAACGCCTTGTGAACAATTGCGGTTATAGCTTTTTCCCTTTTTGCTGGATTAGCCCAGTACAAACCTTCTTGAAGTTTACCATAGTCTAATCCCTTATCGCCACCAAAAGCTTTTTGATAAAAACCGTCTATATCGAGTGCAGAGGAAGCCATATCACGCACTTCTTCTTTTGTGTACTCATAACTAACGTTCATCAATTTTTCAGTACCGTTATCATCAATTTTGATATCATAAGCAGAAACCTTGATTTTATCCGAGGAGTCTTCAATACTTTGTTGATATACTTTTTGTTGATCATATAATTTGTCATATTTTACTTTGGTCATTTGCTCTCCATTCTCAAGAGTGACCATTTCAACATCACCTTTCCTTTCGGCAGGTTTTTTGTACTTTTCTTTAAGATCTTGTTGAGACTTTAAATAATCAGATGAATAGTTTTTTAGCTTCATCTTATCTATTGGAGACAATCTTTCAAAATCAGAAACATCTAATTTTAATTCCTCCTCCAAATAGTCATCTACGTTAGAGCTGTCTAAATAGCCGTCGCTCATTGCAATAGCCTTTTCTCTCGCTAGTTCTGCAAGATTTGTTTTACTGTAATCTCTATTGAGTGTTTTAAATTCTTCAAAACCCCTTTGAGTTTCTTTATTGTACTTTAAAAACTGTGAAGCCTCTTCAGATAAACCCTCAAAAGGATCTGCTAAAGACTCAGGATCTTTAAATAAATCATCAAGGCTTGCAAACTCTTTACCTCTTTTTTCTTTAAAGTATTTTAAAACAGCTTCATCGTTAATTTCGTTTACCGTTGGCTCTGGATCAATTGGCTTCGGATTAACTGGATCAACTAGATCAGGTGTATCAATTGGCTTAGGTTCTGGGTCTATGGTGTCAATAACTGGATCTATCGGTTTAGCGTTTGGAGCAGCTGTTTTCTCACTAAATGAATTTAAAAAACTTTTCCCGATCTCCATAGTATTTGTTTTATCTATTATATAATACAAAAGTATAAAATATAATGATATAAATACAAATATATTTATACTATATATATACTAAATTTTAATAAATACACTTAAAAAAATAGTAAAAAAGAAATCCCATTGACAATAATTTGCAAATGGGATTTTTAAATTAAAAAAATTACTCGATTCCTAAAAGTTTATTTAGATTAAAGTCTGGTTCAGTAAAGTCGAAAGATCCGGTGTCTTTTAATCTTTGATCTATTAGTACACTTTGTTGGCTGCTTTTAACATCTTGTCTATCGTCTTTAGCCTTCTCTTTCATTTCATCACGCTTCAAAATTGTCAACCCTTTGACTTGTTCCAAATAAACATCTTGTTCGAATTTTGACTGTCTCAATGGTTCTTCAATTTGCATCTTAGCTTGCAATTCCTTTAAAACTAACGCACTTTTTTGAGATTCATATTGAAGGTCAATCATTTTCTTTTGTTGATATGTGGTAATATCTGCTTGCTGTTTAGCTTGAGCAGATTCAATATTATTTTTAGACTGAGTTTTATTATTAAATTCAGTTTCCTTCATTCTTTGCTTGATATTTTTACCTCTAACAAAATGCATATACTGTCTAGCTTGCTTCATGTTATTTCTGGCAATAGCCAATATCTCAGACTTATCAGAAACATCTATGCTTCCTTCTCTTAAAGATATCCCTAAGTCCTCTCTGAGTTCGTCCAGTTCTTCTTTTGCAGGAACCATTTCGAGTGTAAAGCCAAACTCATGAAGACTTCTATTTTCTAAGCTTTTAATAGCTTCAATGTTTTCACGTCCTACCGCATCAGAAAGTGTTTTTCTTAAATGCTTAAGTCTTTCAAACTTAAAAATTCCTTTGGTTCTTGCGCTTATGGTTTCGCACACACGCTTATCAAACATTACTGAAGCATCAACAATATGTTTAGTTGCTGTGTTGTTGGATAATTGAATCATTTGATTTGTGCCAACAAGAGATTGTGCTCCAACCGGATCTAATCCTGTAATGTCTTCAATCTGCTTGTAGTAGAAACTCCAAGAATTTAAAAGAGCACCTAGAGCACTGCCTTGTTGATTTGGCATTGGTCTAGCGGCATTTCCATCCTTCATGCCATCTTCGCCCATGTTCACTCTTTTTTTAAGAACAATACCTTTTACGTTTAGATAGGAAAGAGCTTTTTTAATATTTTCTTCTGGGTTTCCTTTAGCATCACTTATGAGTTCAGCCACTTGGTCCATATCAATTTCAATAAGATCTGGTTTTAGCTCAGCTACTAAATGCTGTATTTTTAAGTGAATCCTTTGAAGTTGTTTACATAACGGAATTATGTTTTTAAGAAAACTTCTAAGTCTATTTCTGTAAATGTTAGTAGCCTGGACGACAAATGGAGGTAAAACCTTGTTCATCTCATCCTTTGCTAAAAATTCACATTCTTGATAATTGTAGACAAATTCATCGCTACCAACTACATAGTTTCCCTCATACCAAGTATCAAAAACCTTAGATAGACGGCTGCTCTCGGAACCTTCAGGAACAACATAGCTATTATCTCTTAATGATACTTTCTTAGTCTGATTATTTTTATCTAAATACCTTTTAAAGATAATTTTTTTATCGCTTTTGAAAGTAAACCTTAATATCTGGATTTTAATATCCAAGATGCTTTGCATTGGCGCATGAGAAAAGTCAAAAGTTGTTTCATTAAATTTGTTTTGACCAGCGTAAAGTTTTGCTATTTTACGGCACTTAATATCATTATATCCGCTTTCTCTTCTAAACTCATTTATGGTTATGGTATCAACATATCCAAAATAGAAAGCATCACTAAAGTCCTCCATTTCAGAAAAGCTATGTATGAACGCTCCTGGATCAACGTATTCAGGAACAACTCCATTGTTTTCATCTGTATAAATTCTAGAAACTTGAAGACCAGTAATGACAGAATCCTTATCAGTCTTCTTTTTAGTTTGCTCCCATCTGTTTGTTTTTTTTGCAAAATTAATAAGTATCTCTTCTGATATTTCTTGCAAAGGCCTTTCTTTAATTTGGCTATAAAGATCAAGCTCGGCAATGTCTTGAGGAACAAATCCTTTTTCTGATAAATCTGGAAGACCAAGAGCTGCTGCTTTTTTAAGCATTGGGTTAGCAGCCATGTTAGTTTTATGCCTATCGTATTTTTTCTTTTTTTCAAGAGAAGAGAATCTATCTATTGACCTAACATCTACTCTATAAAACTCGCTACTTATACCGTTAGTAACTTTGTTTACAAACTTTTCAGAATAGTTTATAGGTGTAAAGTCTAGGTTATGCAAAGTTAAATCGTCAGGCTGTCTTGCTGTGTGGTTTTTATCTTCTTCTAAATTTTGCTCACCACGAACATAGAGTCTTAGTTCATCAATCTCTATATGTCTTTGGGTAAATAAACATTGATTATTAATCATACCACCACCAAACCATTCGGCTTGCATTGCAATAGCCCACTTTAAACCATAAGCAGGATCTTTCTTTTCTCCTTCTGAAGCTAATGGATCTGGTATTCCTATTACTTTTTTAGATTTTAAATCACTCATTACATGGCTATTTTAGAAACGGAACCGCTATTGTTATATGTAGTAAAAGGAACGGTCATTCGTCTTTGTTCAACATCTTTTCTTATTGTCCTTCTTTGGTTCCCAACGTCAGCTAAACTAGCTCCAATATATGCATCAAATTTAGTTCTATTACTTGTATCAACTTCCTTATACTGATATAAAGTTCGTGTAAATGGCATATCTCCCATTTCACCCATTAACCGATTAGAATTATCCCTAGCAACACCAATTTGATCTTCTATGTAAGCTTCTGTAGCGTAAAATTGAGCTTCGCCAATTTTAGTGTCTTGTTGTGGAGCACCACCAAACTCCTGCTCAGTAGGGGATAAGCTACTCCATCCTTTTTTAAACGGATTATTCATACTAAAATGACGAAAACCCCATTCTTTTATATTAGCTAAAAATCTCTCGTTTGACAGCTCTGATAAAAAAGGTATGCTATAATAAATAGAAGCCATAATTACGTCTTCAAAAAACTGTTCGACTTTTTTAGGTCTATCTATGTATTCTAAAATTTGAGCATTATTTGGTAAGCTCTCGCACGTATGGGTTTTTGTTTTTAAGATTATAGCCCCGTTAGAGCCTCTTCCGTCTGCATTTTTACTCCTGTTATAAGGGTCAACCCCAAATGTACCAATGTGTTCTGCTAATGGAGAATTAGCTAGTATTCCTCCATTTTTGCGAACCATTTCGTATTTATTCCTAAACTCTTTTGGAGGATGGCAGCCTAACTTAATAAAGAAACGCCCTTTTTCTGGGTCTGGATTCCACCGAACCGTTCCAAAGCGAATACCATCCACCCAAGAAAGATTTCCCCTCTCTACGCCTGCATTACCTTTCCAAGCTCCGCTTTCACTATTATATGTATCTTCTAGCTCCCATTTGTTATGCTCAATCTGTTCATCTAGTTTAATCTCATTAAACTCACACTCACCACTTTCATTTCTAAAGGCATCCTGTACAGTGTCAGGATTTTGACGCATAAATTCGTTTAAATCTTCTGGATCATTTTTAAGCGCTTCAATTGAGTTTGCTAAAAAGCTTATGGCTCCAGTTTCTACATAAACGCCTTCATCTGTTTTTACGGGTTTCTTAGGGTCTTCTAGTATTGAAAATCCATATTCATCAAACATACCCTCAAGGCAGTATTTTGAAGGAACAAATATTCTATAAAGTCCTGATTTTGTTTGTGCGTTAAGATCGCGCTCCCTGCAATCGCTTTGATCCCATATTTTTTTATACTCAGAACCTCCTTTTTTAAGTGAGTTTACAGTAGAGACAACCATAGATTTACCAGTGATTATAACTCCTTTTCTGTGTGAAGTTTTTACAATAGGCCAATATTTAGAAAAAGGAACGTCTTTTGGATATTTTCCAGATTCATCAAGAAGTGATCTAAAAATAGCATCACCATCCATTGCATTAATGTCGGTGTTGTGCCACTCAACCATTGTTCCAAGTCCGTTACCCATTGAGACTGAAGCTCCAACAGATTTACGTTTTGTAGTCTCTTCAAGGTTTAGTTTTTTCTTTGGTGTATTAGTTCCGTCCCATACAGGCCTAAAGAAAGAAGGAAGTCTTTTAAAAGCTGTAATGTATCGTCTAAATATCTTACTAGCATCATCTCCTTTTTTAGAGATCATTCCAAGCAATTTATCTTCGTGCAAAGTAGCTGCTTCTAGCATTTCAAATATCGCTAAAAGGGAAGCTCCCATACGTCTATTTTTCACATACTGCATTCCAAAACATCTTCTGTCAGCCTTGCAAGCTTCCCAAAATATCATAAGCTCACTTTGGATAACTCTAAAATTAGGGTGCTCAGCTATCTCCCTTACCCATTGAATACCAAACCAATAAGTACCGGTCATATAAATAGGCAATCCTTTGAGGTATATCCAAACGCCTTGCTCTCTATTTTTGTATTGCTCATCAATATAAGATTGATGCTTTTTAAATAACTTCTCCAAATAGGAGTCAATTTGATCTTGTTTTTTTTGAGCCGTTCCTGTAAATTTTGAGGTTATAGCATCTATGCTATTGTACTCTAATTCAGCAGGTTTTTTATCACGATAAAACTTTTGCTGAGAATCAATTTTTTCATGATTAACTATATACTTTTTATTAGGCATTTCAGGCAGTCCAATCTTCAAGCCTTCGATTTCATAAACTTCGCCAAGCGTACCATCCTTGGAAATAATTACAACATCGTGTTCTTTGTTATAACCATAACTCCAAGACTTAAGATTATTTAAAATCTTTTTATCTTTATCTGTGATCTTTAGCTCTACCTTATTTCCTAAGTAATGTATCATTTAGTTTCTGGCTCTTTTTTTAGTTGGGTGTAGATATCCTTCTTTTTCTTGTTTTTTCGCTTCAGTAGTATTGTCTTTTTCAGATTCCTGAGATTCTTTTACATGGTGCTCCAGGCTTTCTATTTTTGTTAGAAAAAGATCAACTTGATCCAAGGCAACACTTCTCTTTTTTATCTTCTCAAGCTTCTTTTGTTCACTTTCTTCTTTATCATCTTCGCTAATATCTTCCTGCTTGTTTTCATCAAAGATTTTAAACACATCGTCAATTAATGATTTGTATTTTTCAATCAAATTCAATGTTTTTTCCTTTCGATATTCTTTTACGTCAGCATCGTTTTTCATACGGCTTCTTTTAAAAGCTTACCTAGAGCATGATGATTCTTAATCCACATAAATTTCTGATCATTAATTGTAATATCAATAGCGGTAAATTCTTGATTATAAATTAAATCACCCTCATTAATTCCTTGATTTCTTGACTCTTTATTCGATATCATGACTCTAAGAACAGGGGTTTGATCGGTATTTTTTCTACTCATATCTGGAATAAATATGGAGCCTATCTTTTCTATCTTTTCCTCTTTTTCTTTTGGCTCATATTTTTCGCAAATAAGATTATCTCCAAATGCTTTAAATTCCGTTCCTTCTCCCACGGAGTAGCAAATAATTAATCGAGGATCAACTTTGTAGTGTTTTTTTTCTCTATTAACAAGGTTTTGATTTTGTTCTTCGCCATGTTTCTGGAACGTTTGGTTGTGCACAACAATACGATCTACCAAAACTCTAAAGCCTGGCTTTATTTTTCCTTTATAATCCATAGGAACATTGATAACTTCGAAAACATTATTAGCGAGATCCTTGCCTGAAAAGTTTTTGTCAAGTTTTATTTCGACACCATTTTTAGTTTTAACACCACTCTTGTAACGCTCTGGTATATGTACTATGAAATCTTTGTGTGCTTGCATTGCTTTATAATTAGTTTGTAGTTATTATTATTTTATATCAACGTTTTTTCTCAACGTCTGAGCTTCCAAAAAAGAAACCAAATATTCCCAACGCAACACCCTCAACTATTCCAATAAGATGTATAAATATCTCCTTGTTTGATTCAGGTATGTCTAAGAAAACTATTGAATAAACAACAAAAGCAAAGACTCCTAGTCCAATAAATCCAGATACGTTGTACAACAAATCTTTTTTTCCAGATTTAGCAATTTCAACTTGTCTAGTCCTTGCTGCATTTCTGTCAGCAACTTGGATTTCGTATTCTTTAATGTCTAATTCCAGCTCGGCTAAAAGCATATCTTTATCTATTTGAGAAATATCAGCAGAGTCACTTATCTTGTTAGCTAAGGTTCCTAAAGCTTTTACGCCGGTCAAACTCCCCGCAAGCTGTAAAAGTTCTGGAGCAAATTCTTTGCCTTGTTTGATTAACCAACGGAATCCATCGCCCACCTTAGATGTTCCGTTCTTTTCTTTGTAAGATTGTTTTTTTGGATCTACCATGTTCTATTTCTGGATATGTCAATATGAATAAAATGCTCAGAAACATAATGCTTAAAGCCACCAATCCATTTATTTTTTAAAAGGTTAGACAGATAAGTCATTTTTTCTTTGTCCTCAGTAGTTATATCATTTGCCTTAGACAAATGAGCGCTGTTACCGCTTCGTCCTTTGCTTAATTCATGTCTTAATGTACGTTTACCACAAGTAATAAAGA